AGACCAGAGCCTCATCGCAGACCTTGGCCTTACCGCAGACCTGGGCCTTACTGTAGACCACAGCCTTATCGCAGACCTGGGCCTCACCGTAGACCTGGGCCTTATCACGGACCAGAGCTTCACCGCAGACCAGAGCCTCACCGCAGACCTGGGCCTTATCGCAGACCTTGGCCTTACCGCAGACCTTGGCCTTACCGCAGACCTTGGCCTCACCGCAGACATTGGCCTCACCGCAGACCACAGCCTCACCGCAGACCACAGCCTCACCGCAGACCTTGGCCTTACCGCAGACCTGGGCCTCACCGTAGACCACAGCCTTATCGCAGACCTTGGCCTCACCGCAGACCTGGGCCTTATCACGGACCAGAGCTTCACCGCAGACCTTGGCCTTATCGTAGACCTGGGCCTTATCGTAGACCTGGGCCTCACCGCAGACATTGGCCTCACCGCAGACCACAGCCTCACCGCAGACCACAGCCTCACCGCAGACCTTGGCCTTACCGCAGACCTTGGCCTCACCGCGGACCTGGGCCTTATCGCAGACCTTGGCCTCACCGTAGACCACAGCCTTATCGCAGACCTTGGCCTCACCGCAGACCTTGGTCTCACCGCAGACCACAGCCTCACCGCAGACCTGGGCCTTATCGTAGACCTTGGCCTTATCGTAGACCTTGGCCTCACCGTAGACCTTGGCCTCACCGCAGACCTGGGCCTTACCGTAGACCACAGCCTTATCGTAGACCTGGGCAGTCGCATGAACCGTGGCAGTATCTTGCACCCATCCGCCACCGTTGCCATGCTGATGCCATCCTTCGCGGCTGCTTGGCAACCACGGGTGGATTTTACGAATTGCTTCCCATGCCGCGTCGTGGCTTGCGGAATCGGATGATGTCGAAATTGCATTACTCATTTTGTTGCTTTCACCACAGCCCAGACCAGAGCCTCACCGCAGACCTTGGCCTTACCGCAGACCTGGGCCTTACTGTAGACCACAGCCTTATCGCAGACCTGGGCCTCACCGTAGACCTGGGCCTTATCACGGACCAGAGCTTCACCGCAGACCACAGCCTCACCGCAGACCTTGGCCTCACCGCAGACATTGGCCTCACCGCAGACCACAGCCTCACCGCAGACCACAGCCTCACCGCAGACCTTGGCCTTACCGCAGACCTGGGCCTTACTGTAGACCACAGCCTTATCGCAGACCTGGGCCTCACCGTAGACCACAGCCTCACCGCAGACCTGGGCCTTATCGCAGACCTGGGCCTTACTGTAGACCACAGCCTTATCGCAGACCTGGGCCTTACTGTAGACCACAGCCTTATCGCAGACCTTGGCCTCACCGTAGACCTGGGCCTTATCGCAGACCTTGGCCTCACCGTAGACCTGGGCCTTACCGTAGACCACAGCCTTATCGTAGACCTGGGCAGTCGCATGAACCGTGGCAGTATCTTGCACCCATCCGCCACCGTTGCCATGCTGATGCCATCCTTCGCGGCTGCTTGGCAACCACGGGTGGATTTTACGAATTGCTTCCCATGCCGCGTCGTCGCTTGCGGATGGTGTCGAAATTGCATTACTCATTTTGTTGCTCTCTATGGGGTTGGGGTTGGGAACGGCCTCGCGCAGCGCGACCTCGTTGTAGTGGGGATTGTCGGCCGGGTTTGGCGATTTTCTTCTTGCAGCGGAGCCCGCTGGAAACTTTTGGTTAGGTTACCTCAAATTCATTGCCACCGGCCTCACCGTAGACCACAGCCTCACCGCAGACCTTGGCCTCACCGCAGACCTTGGCCTCACCGTAGACCACAGCCTTATCGCAGACCTTGACCTCACCGTAGACCTGGGCCTTATCGCAGACCTTGGCCTCACCGTAGACCTGGGCCTTATCGCAGACCTGGGCCTCGCCGTAAACCTTGGCCTTACCGTAAACCTGGGCCCTACCGCAAACCTGGGCCTCACCGTAGATCTTGGCATTACCGTAAACCTGGGCCTTACCGCAGACCACAGCCTCACCGCAGACCTGGGCCTTATCGTAGACCTTGGCCTCACCGTAGACCTGGGCCTTACCGTAGACCAGAGCATTACCACAGACCTGGGCAGTCGCATGAACTGTGGCAGTATCTTGCACCCATCCGCCCCCGTTGCCGTGCCGATGCCATCCCTTACGGTATTCGCTACTAGTCCGATCACAACTCGCAGCAGAGATAAGACGGTCAGCTTCTTCTCTACCAACATCTTCAATCAAGGCGATTCTAGCTAATCGCTTCACTTCTTCTATCAATTTTGCGACGTCAGCAGCCGTCATTCGAGATCGTCCTTTCTATGTTCAGTCCATGATCCAGCCGGCGGCTTGCGCCGCCTTGAAGCATCGCTCGTACTGCGCGGACCCTAGACGCTCCATGTTCTTGTAGAGCGCCTCGGATGCCTCGCGGCGCTGCTTGGCGCGGGTCCAATTGGGAATTCGAGCAACGAATTCATCGGCCCAAGCCACGGGGTCGAAGCCGTCGTCAGGCGGCATGGGCCCCGGCTGTTCCGCGGGCTTGTCGATCTGCTCGCGGGCCTCGGCCTGCTCTTCGGCGGTGGGCGGGGTGAAGGGGACGGCCTGCTCTTCCTCGGTCAGCGGGATTTCGTCGGCGACTTGCGGCACGCCAAGCCTGCTTGTGTCGAGGCTTGCCGGGATCAAGGTGGAAATCCGCCTTTGCTCCGCCGACGGTTCGATCTTCTGCGCTGTCCTCATGCGGTCCAGGTCGTCATCGGATAGAATGCCAACCATCAACTCCGGCGTGTAGCGGCGTGCCCATTTCGTGGTGCCCGTGTAAATCAATTTCTGTTCCGGGTCCTTTGTCCACTGCTGATTGACATGCCCCTCTTTATCGAGCGTCTTGCACTGGCCGACAGAGACGCGCACGGCCAAAATGTCTTCCATCGCCAAATCTCGATTTGCCTCCTGGTCGTCGTCGTCAGCATAGCGGACAAGCAACGCGAAAATATATTTTTTGGCCTCCTTGGCCAACGATTGCAGATCAACCGTCTTGCTGCCGTAGATCACGGCTGCGAAGGAATCCCCCTTCGTCTTGGAATGAATTGCGCGGAGCGGAGTCCGGAGACCGCCTCGGGCGTTGACCACGGCGGCTATGAGCTTTCCCTGATAGCCGAGTTTGTTGCGGACGACGTAGGATTCGGCCGCTACGGCGAACACATCCGCCTTCCACTTGAACGCCTGATTGGCAACGAGAATGCAGTTGGCAACGGTCTGGTTCCATGCCGCCCGGCGCTTCGCGTCGTTCTGGGGATCGTTTTCACGGAACGGTGGCATGGGAACTTTCAGATGCTCGGGCGTCAGCGTGGCAACTGCCAACTTTTCCGCTTCTCGAATGACTTGCCTCCACTCGGGCGGCGCGTCATCTGTTGGATCGTTGCGGACAGCCGGAAGGCGATTGCCGGCAACGGTAAGGGCGTCTGTGCTCATGATCGGACTCTCTTTCTTTTCTTGCGATTGTTGGCCTGCTGTTTCCAGGTGGCCCAACGGCAGTTTGCAGGCTCGTAATTGCCGTCAGAATTGATTCTGTCGAGGGTGTGTTGCGGGCTCGGTCGATTGCCCATGTCTGCTAGAAAGTTCTCGAACGAGTGTCGCCAGCGCTCGCAGACGGTAATTCCACGGCCGCCGTAGCGGTCATATCGGTTGGCCTTTGGATTTTCACAGCGATATATCATGTGAGACCACGAGTAATACTCAGGCGTCCGCTTGGCGCCATGAGTCCGCTTAGCTTTGCCAAAGTCGCTGCGAAGGCAACCACAACTCTTGCTCCGGCCGCTCGTCATACTGCTTGCGGCGATGATCTTCTCCGCGCCGCAGTCGCAGCGACAAAGCCACTCAGGGGAAACGCCGGGCCGTCGATAGGCTCGCTGTTGAACGACCAGCCGGCCAAACCTCTGGCCGGTCAAGTCTCGGAAACGGATCGTCATTGGTCGGACTCCTGAATTATGCCGCCGGGGCTCCGGAGTCCGACCAAGAACAAGAACGAAACCACGCGGCGGCGGTGATTCGGGAATTTGGTCGGACTCGAACTGCCATAATCTTACTCGACTCGATTTGCCTCGTCAAGGTTCCTTGGGGTTAGTTCGCGAAAGCCGCGAATTCCGAAAACGCTTCGGCGTTGGCTTCCGCGATATGCGTGTTGTCCTCTAGTGCCCACGCTGGGAACGAGAGGTAGTTTTCCTGTCCGTTACGAGGTCCCATCCAGTCGCCGGTTTTCAGCCGGTCAGCAAGATTTAGCAGAGACAGGCGATTGCGCCGCTGGCCAAGGTCGACAGCGTTTTCGTTCAGCAGCCAGAGGCATGAATTGTACGGCGGCGACGTGCGGATGAAAATAAAGACAAAGCCATCGCAGCGAAGTCCGGCGCCCTCCATCATGTCGAGGTAGGCCGCGCACTGGCAATGATAGCCGCGCTGAAGACACGTTGCCGCTACAAGCCGCTCATTGCATGGATCGTGCGCGCAGGTTTTGAGATCAACGATTATTCGCCCGCCGCCTAATTCGTACCATCGGTCCAGCCGGCCGCGAACCTTCAATCCTGTCTCGGCATGAGTGCCGAACAGGGCGTACTCGGTTTGTCCAGGCGCGGACAGACAGCCGCAAACTTTCGGGTTCGCATGCACCCCGCGAACTATGGAGTCCAGGCGCAAGGCATCTGTGGATGAGAGGCAATCGATCGACTGGGCGCCGGTCCCCTTGCCGTGTACACCACACCACCAGTTTCCGGATGTATCGCGCATGGTCGCGCAGTTCCCGCAAGACTGGCCGGCATTCTTGCCGGTCTTGAGCACGCCGGCGCATGCGCCGGCTTCGGGGCATTTCTCGCTGAACGTGTCGGGCTCCAGGAGCCGCGCGTGAACCATTGTGCCGAATGCAAGGGCTGGCGTGATTTCCCGTTCCCATCGCGGCGGCTTGACGACGTGATATCCATGAAATTCTTCCGGATGGTCCGGCAAGAGCTTCCATTGGCTGACACTCCACGCCTGGTCAGCGTGATAACTGTCGTCTTTTTGGTCTCGGTGAACTACTTCGGTGAACATTCTAGGGATGATCGGTGTGGCGGGCGGTAATGCGGTATCTATTCATTTTTTTCGCACCTCCCGAATGCTGCGCGGACTTCGATAGCTTCCCTTACATTCTTTCCGTGGAGCTTCTCCGGGTGCGACGTGAAATTCAAAAATTGGCTCATCGTGGATATTAGTGGCCATGCGGCTGAATAAAATTCGGCGATTGCACAACGGACAAATGTCACTCAGGACAGGCATCCTCTCAACCATTACACTGCTCCACCATATTTTCCACAGCGCCCACCAGGCACATCAAGATGGCCCGCGGCGCGCCGTCCGTTGCCTGCTCGGAGATCAGCGTCACGGCAGCGGCTATGGGCTCGTAATTGCGGATGTCCCGCACTGCGCGCCGGAGGCAGAAATGCACATCGCAGCAGGCATTGTCGACTTCGCCTGCCGCGCCTGTCGCGATGCTCCTCCGCAGAACGCGAACCGTGGCGGCAAGCTCCTCGCTGGCGAGCGCCATAAGCTCCTCGGCCTGGGTGGGAAATTGCGGGGACCTCATGGCTGGACCTCCATCCCGGCCAGCAAGCCGGCTCGCGGGGCCGGCGTGGTCTCGTACACGCGCCCGCCGTTGCTCCCGGCGAGCTGCAGCGAGGGGACCGGCTGGCCGTCTTCCTCTCGCTGAGCCGAGTGGCTCCATAAGTGCAGCCGGCATGCGCCGTCCGCCGTGCGCACGACCTCTGCGGCCATGACTCGCCGGCGGCCATTGCGAGTGTCGGCCAGGACCCGGCTGCCTCGGGGGATTGCGAGTGGCTCGGGGATGATCGCGCACGCGACGGCGATGAATCCCAATTCTAGCCGCGACTCGCGGTACAGGAGAGGGCGGTATTCGGTGGGCATGGGATTGCGAATGCCGAAAACAGCCCAGTCGGCCTGGGTGCGGCCCACCTCGACGCGGCGGTTGTTGTTCGTTTTGCCGCGCGTCTCGCGGCATACGAGCTGGCCCCACGCCGAATCGTCGATATGCACGGGGCCCCGGTAAAGCACCTGGTCCCCGCCGTGCCGCTCCCGCCTCGCGGCTTTCCGACAGGCGATGTGCCGCCTGCGGCTGATACGATTTAGCCGTGTCTTCAGCCGGCGGACGGTGAATCCCTCCGGCTCGCGCAACAGCGCGGCAATCTCCTCAGCAATCACGTCCTCCCCGTGGGTGCGAATTGCCCACGCGAGGATCGCGGCGTCGCCGGTCAACGGCGCGCCACTCTCTAGGGTTGTCTGTCCGGCGGCGACTGCCACCGGCCCACCAGCCAACGCGGTCAACATGCCGCCCACGAATGATCTGCGATCCATAATCACTCTCCATCTATGGTTTTTCGGACGATTCCTACTGATTCTCCCAGACTCCGGCTGATCGTCCTCAGCCGGCCGGGAAACAAAATCAAAACTACGACCAGGGCAACAACGAGTTGCTCCGGCGCGAAGAGCCACGCTAGCAACATGCGTAATCCTCCTCATAGCAGGGCAGCCCCTGCGCGGCGCGGCGCGTGTAATCCCCGACGCCGCCTACTCGGGTATCACCGTCGATCGCCATATCTGGCGAGTAGAGCGGTAGCGAGCCGCCAGCACGCGGGCAGATCGACTCAACGAGACGATCCAGAGAAACGCGGGCCGGCCAGTCTGTGCCGGCTGCCCAACGGCGTACCGTGCGGTCGCTGACTCCGCAGCATCGAGCCAGTTCGCGCGCGCTGAACTCGGTCAGCAGCGCACGAATGAATCGCGTGCAATCGATAGTGTGACGGCGGGTGTGGCGTGGCCAGCTCATGATCATTCTTCCCCCAGGCGATTCATTCCTCTTTCGCTGCCGCTCCACTCTGCGGCCGAGTCACGGCGCTGCGTGCGCCGTCAACGCCCGCCGGTTTCGCCTGGCGGAAAAGCGCCCTCCTGTGTCTGCACCCCGGCGAGGTCGCTGCGAATTGCAGCGGCTCAGGGGTCAGCACGGATCGCCGAACATGTCTTCGGCGCGCCGGACGAAGTAGCCGTTTGGCCGCTCCGTCTCGACTGCCAGCGCCGCATCAAGGGCCTCCTGGGTGGGGAATTGCCACGTTTCGATCACGGTTGGCTCGCCAAAGCCGCCAATCGAATTGGAGCGACAAAGCTCCAGGGTAAATGTCTCCGCCATATTTTTCCTCTTTCGCTGCCGCTCCACTCTGCGGCCGAGTTTCTCTCTCTAGCTGACTCCAAGAATTCTTTGGGAGAGGGCGTTCATCTGGCGGAGGCTGTCACCGCCAGGGATCGCGTTAAGCAGCTCGCGCGAGCGACCTATAGTCGCTACGCGATCACCCGCACCGCAGTAATGCGTAGCTGATGAATCGAACACGAGCACCAACTCCAGCCACCGGGACATGTGACCGGAGTAACCGTCGCAACATTCCACCGTCGTCGGGAACAGCGAGTACCTCATTGCGCGCTGGGTATCCTGGCGGCAAAGACCGGCCAGGATGGAGCGATACACCACCGCGAGGGACTCATCAGGCTGCATAGCCGCGTCTACCAGTTCCTGCCACGCGACGAACACGGCGTTGGGCCGGCCGTTGCCGACGCTGACGCCCTGGGGGGTTAGGCTGATATAGCCAAAGTTTTTATGTCGCAGCAAGGGGCGGCAAAGCCCCATGTACCCGGCTGGCTCGACTTCCAGATCGTTAGTGATTCGCGAAACAATAACACGCATAATTTTTCCTTTCGCTCTCTGCTCTCGGTCGCCGGCCAACTCGCGTCGGCAAAAACGGCGTGCAGGGCTCACCACGGGCAGGTGGCAGAGTCGAGCCCCAGCGGCTCCCGGCATCTCAGGCTAGCCGGGAGCAAGGAAGGTCAGTCGATCGCCAAAATCTCGGCCATCTCGCCCGCGGTGCCGGGGTAAATGACGCCATCAATCTCGCAAAAATCCCAGCCGAAAAGCTTGCAGGCGGCCAGGGTGATCTCGTTGGCCAGGGTGATTTCTTTTTGAGTCATAATTTTTCCTTTCGCTCCGACTCACTCAGTCGGCGAGTTTCATTTGTGATTCATCCTACATCTATATCATACGTCACTTCATAAAATTAGTCAAGCGTACTAACAATATTTTTTCGGATTGTCGTAAGTCATTACCATTATTAGAGTTAGCGTATTCTGCTAATCAAAGATTCCAGGGGACGCGAATAGACTATCGCCATTTTCCTGAGAATTGCCAGCGACGGATCGTAGATTCCGCCGTTGCCGTTGCGTCCGTGCTCCAAAAAACAGAGCGTTTGCGGAAGCATTCCGAGCCGTTTGGCGGCCTCGGTCTGCGATAGCTCGGCGATGCGGCGGGCATCGAAAAGTCGTCGCCCCAGTTCTGTGCGACCTGTCCGGCGCTTGGGGCGTTTTTTCTTGCTGTCTTGCATTAATTAGTGTTCCCTGCTATTTTTAATCATCGGTAATTCCGCCGGGAAAGTCAAGCGAAATGCCAAGAAAGTATATGCGCCGGAAGCCTCCGCATCAACCCAGCAACGCATCCATCAGGCTAATGCCCTGGGCCAGTGCGTCCGGAAAATCGTCGTGCTCGGCGCTGGGAAACTCCATCATTTGCCCCACGCCAAGCCGGCCGCCTACGGTATCGCAGACTTTCAGGCGTGCCTTTGCAAGCCAGCCCGTCAGCGCCACGCGGATTCTAACGTTCTTATTTTCCATGGAATTATATGGATAGAGTGGAGTGCGATTGTCGGCGGCATCGAGCAAGCGCTGCGCGTCCATAATGGCAAGCTCGGCCCCAAGCATAGTTTCAATGATCGCGGCTTGCGGCCTCTCTCGAATGATCGTGGCCGCGAACTGCTCGACACATTCCGATAGCGGGCATTGCCAGAGCCAGGCATCAGCTACCCAGAGCGTGCCTGAGTTGTCGAGAATTAAAGTTAAGACGGCCGAGTAGTCACCCGCCTTGCTCTTGCTGCTCTTGCTCGGATCGCAGCAAACGATTTTCAGCCGGGGAGTTATGTTCGGCGGAATCGCAGTGAAGAAAATATCGGTGAAGTAGGGGTCGGGCCATTCGCAAGCGGCCGGATCGCTGCGCGGATTCTGTTGGTACATGCTCGACCAAAAATGAGACTTGCGGGCAACTTCCAATTCGCGTTTGGCTCCCAGGAGAACATCAATCGGGTAACGCTCCGGCCAGAGGGCGCGGCCATCGTCGTCGATGGCCTTAAAAAGAATCTGCTGCCACTTCAAACGCGCCGGCAGTTCGGCGTTCATTTTGAGCATTTGGCCGATCGGATCCTCCAAATGCTTCCTCGACATAATGAACGCGATTCGTCCATCAGGCTCCATTCGACGGATCAAGTCGCCGTGAATCCAATTCATCAGGCTTGATCGCATTGAAGGAGACCTTGCCGCTTCCTCGTCTTTCGTGAGATCGTCCCCGATAGCCAAGCCGAATCCGCGGCCGTTGACCTGAGTTCCGGCGCCGGCCGCTTCCACGCCCCCACGGTGCCCGCGCAATCTCCAAGATCCTCGGGCCTGCCAATTCGGATCAATCTCCAGGCCGATGATCGGCGCGGCCTCGCGGACAATCTCCAGCGCCTGCTTGGAGAATTCTTCGGCGAGATCGCTGCCCGAGGAAGCAATCAACACAAGATCGTCCGGCTTGTTCAGAACGTGCCAGGCCGGTAAGACCACGCTCCAAAACGCTGACTTGCCGTGACGTACCGGGATAGATACGAGCAAGCGATAGAGATGGCCCCAGACGAGTTCTAATGCGGCCTCCTGGAATCGTTCGATATGCCGTGGATAGACCCAATCGGGATAGTAGGTCCGCGCCAGGGTCGAGGGCAATAGAAACGGATGATGGATGATGCTCATGGATCGGCCGTGCGCTTGTCTTCTGCCTCACGCTCGGCCGCAAGGAGGGCTTTTCGGACTTCCGCATTGCTCATAATTTCCTTCGTGGCCTCGGGCAAATCCTGTCCGCCGTCGATGTTCTTTTGCTCAACCCGATCAACATATTTGTCCGGAAGGTGGGCCTTGAGCAGCATGGCGAGAAGCGTATCCGAGTATTCATGCTCAATGTAGGGCTTGCCGGTTCGCGGATCCATGATCGGCTCGCCCTTGTAAAATTTCATCCGCTCTACACCCCGCTCCGCCCGACGACGGCATTCAATTTCCAGGGCCTCATTTGCCGTGGCCTGGGCGTCGGCAAAGCGGGCCGGGTAGTCGGCATCGTTGGCGAGCCAATAGATATGGCTGCGGCGATCACAGCCGGCCGCCTTTGCTGCTTTGCCGACCGCCCCCAAGATCGCGTATGCGGCCAGAAATTGAACCTGCTTGGCCGAATCACTTCCCGGAACTTCCCCCACATGAGGGGGTTTCTCCACGATGGGCGTTGTAAACAGCCTCTGTTTTTTTGATTTTTTGGACATGATTGGATCAAAGCGTCCGGGTCGGGCACGAACCGCCCTTTCCGGGCTGGAAAGCCCGGCGTGTCGCTGGTGTCACTTCGGACGCGAAAAAATGGGCTCGCAAGCCCGTACTAGGTATCGGCTTAGCCGCCCCATTGACGGCAGTAACAATACAGCGTATAATTTGGCAATGGAACAACTTCAATCTTTCGCCTACCTTGCAGGTGTCGCTCGCGGCGATGCTTGGTGTACCAAAACGTTCGGACTGCGGTGCAACGACCGCGATTTCTCCCGTCAGTTCGTGCGGACGATTCGCGCCGCATTTTCCGTCTCGGTCAAGTCCGCGCGCGACGAACGGGGATACTGGCTCGCTCGGGTCGGCAACAAGACCGGCAGATTTAATGCGGTACTGACTTTTGAGGCGACGTGCGCCCTCACTACGGGGGCGTGGCTGCGGGGTCTGTTTGATAGCGAGGGCAACGCCCAACTTTGCAAACTTCGTCGCGGAGAATCGTCTTACTCCCGGCGCGTCGCGTTCTACTCCACCCGCCGGGAAACCTTGGAGATTGCCGTCCGTTATCTCGACGACCTCGGAATCCCGACGATTTTGCGGGCCACCAAAAACAGCGCGACCCACAAGGGGACGAAGGTCGTTCACGAATTGGTAGTCCGGGCATCGCGAGCCAATTACTCCCGGTTTGCTGATTTGGTGGGCAGTTCGATTCGCCGCAAGACGGACGCGCTGCAGGCGATAGTCGCGACGTACCATCCCGACCTTTCGGCCGCGCGACGAGCATCGCAACGACTCGGGGCCGCCGCGAAACATCGAAAGTTGATTCGCGATACACTGCCCCGCGTTATCTGCGGGATCCGCGCGCTGATCGAATCGGGGGTAAAGCCGACCCAACGGGCGTGCTACTCGATTCCTGGATTCAGTTCGATCCAACGTTATTTTCCTCAGTCCGAACTCGTGAAGAAAGCCAATGAAGTTTCGCGGTCTTAGTATCCGGCAGCCCTGGGCCTCGATGATCGCCCGGGGCGAAAAAACCATCGAGGTCAGGTCCTGGCCCACCAAGTACCGGGGGCCGCTCTTGATCTGTGCCGGAAAAAAGGCTCATGACTCCGATCCTACGGGCGTTGCCGTGGCCTTGGTGGATTTGGTGGACTGCCGGCGTTTCGTGGCGGGCGACGAATCCGCGGCCTGTTGCGGGGGCGATCCGGGCGACTTCGCTTGGGTGCTGGCAAATGTCAGGTCGATCGAGCCCGTGCCCGTCTTGGGCAGGCTGGGATTATTCGCTGTCGAAGTTCCAATTGTCTTTGCCGCTATGCCGGCGGAACGCTCGCTCTTCGCCGCAATCAGTTGAGCCGCGGCGGCCGTCAGCGGAAGAACGAATTTCCGCCGATTCTCGCTTTTCTTCTCCGCGGCCTGCTTCGTCACGCCCAGCCTATTTGCATTGCGCACGCTCAGCCATCGACCGTTGATTTTTACTTCGCGGACGTATTGGTGTGCCTCGCATGGAATCCAGCCCGCCGCCTTGTAGGCTGATGCGGCTTCGTCGCCTGCGCAGTACGTCAGCAGGAGCCACAATTGCGGATACCGCTTGCGAATGATCCTGGCCGCAATAGCGAGAATTCGACTTTCCGAGTTCTTCGGCGGCACGTCGCTTATCCAAAATTTTCGAAGCTCTAGGGAATCGCATTGTCTTAGCCCATAGCGTTTTACGGCGTTATTGCTGATTGGACAGCCGAAGGTCAAGACGCCTTCGCAATGGTCTCGCCAGAACACGCCTAGAGAGAACGCGAACGAGTGGCCGCTGCCCAAGGGGTGCTTTGCGTTCAGTAGTGCGGCCGCCTCGATATTGGCGATTTTCTCAAGCCGCAGCGATTGCTTTAATTCGCTCAATGATCGCCTTTCCAAGTCGATCCGGCAGTTCGTCGACTTCCAAAAATTTCTGTAAAATCGGAATGTCACCATCATTGTACGGAACGACAACGGTGTGGCGAGTCGTTTCGTTGATGTTGGGGAGTTCCTCGCCATCCGCGAAGATGTCAATCACGTTCTCCTCCGCCAGCCCATCAAAGAGCGCCTGAACGGCCGCATCTTCGCTTTGGCTCGCCAGCAGGAGCTTGCCCAGGATGTCGTTGTCGGCCTCCGCTAATGCTGCCAGCGGGTCGAGTGTCAGCAGGATCATCCGCTCTTGCTCTTCCGTCCAATTGCCTACCAGCACGGGCATTTTTCCATCGACAAGCAATTCATCCGGAAGGTGCTTTCGGGCGTGGCCATCGATCAATCGCTTGGTTCGCTCGTTGTAGAGCGCGGCCCCGGCCCATCCGACTTGCCCAATCACGGCGGCAAGGCCCTCGGTTTGCGCGGTGGGGTGCGTCCGCCAGTTTTCGGGATTGTCCGTCAACTCGGCCGGCGTTCGCCATTCCAGGCGCAAGGAGCGTGGAATCTTGCTTTTCGGTTTCGTCATGGCCGGTAAATCAGGTAATATGCGACGACCCAGTGATTTAGCAATAATTCCGAGTCGATCACGTCGCTGGGCTCAATGCGGATCGGCTCGTACCGAGGCTGTTGGTCTGGGCTCAAGCCGAAGTCGTGCCAAGTCCGCTTGGCGCCGCGCCCGCAGGCCACCAGCGCGGCATAATCGGCCGGCGTACTGTCGGGATAGAGCCACGGGCCGCTGTCCCGATAGCGTATAGCCAGCTTTCCGGGGATTTCGGCGTTCACCCGCTGAATCTCGGCCACGGCCTCCGCCAGGCGTTCCCGTGCGGCCTCTGGGGCCTCCGTGCGTAGCGCAGAGCGGCAAACACCGATCAAACGGCGGATCATGCCCTGCTCGCTGGCGAAGCCGGCAGAACATGGAAAAACGGCGCTCATCGCTTTGCGATCCTCAGGATCAGGAGCACCAGCAACGTCATGATCCCGATCAAATATTGCTCGATTGTGAACATATTGCCCATTATACCAAATTCTCAAAACTCCACATAGTTGGATTTTTCCGACCACGCATGGAGCCAGCGGCCGGAACTTCCCGACGTCATCATCGACTGAAAATCCGCAGCGCTCGAATTTGGATAATAGCACCTGAATTTCGGGCCGCTAATCCCAAACCACGGATCATGCTCGCTGCCCTTTTCGCCGGCCGGAATCGACGGATCGTAGACTAGGAACGCGCGATCGAACCAGCGGAAGGTCTCGACGTAGCGGCCCTTCGCGTCGGTCAGCGTGTGCGGGGGAGGAATTGAGTAATCCAAAAGGACTCGTGGTCCGCCGAAATTCAGGTGCTCCGGCTCGATCGTCGTCAGCGACGTAACGTCCCGCTGTCGCACGTCGGTTATCATCGCGAGGGCCTTGCGACGATCCTCCAGCGTGGCGACGGGCGTGGCGACGGGCGGCTGACCGGCGGTAGATGCTTTGGGAGCCAGTGACGGCGCTCCAGCCAACGGCGCAGCAGCGGGTGACGGCTCTGGGCCCCTAGCCGCTGCCGCAGCCATCGCGGCCTGCAGCGACGTAACGTCCCGCTGTCGCACGTCGGTTATCGTCGCGAGGGCCTTGCGACGATCCTCCAGCGTGGCGACGGGCGTGGCGACGGGCGGCTGACCGGCGGTAGATGCTTTGGGAGCCAGTGACGGCGCTCCAGCCAACGGCGCAGCAGCGGGTGACGGCTCTGGGCCCCTAGCCGCTGCCGCAGCCATCGCGGCCTGGACCTGCTTGCGGGTCGCCGCGGCGGATGCCTGCCCGGCGGCAAGCTGCGCCGTCATCGCGGCTTTGATGGCCGGCTGCTTGGCGAAAACGCGGTCGATCATGACCTGGAGGTTGGCGAGCTTTTCGGACTCCTGTGGTGATCGCGGTTTCTCGCCACGAGCCGAAGGAATCGAAGGCAATCCCGGCGCGTCGCCGACTTGAACATGGTCGGTTTGGTCCGTGGGGGACTTGCGTTTCAGTGCCCGCTCGAAGAGCTGTTCAGCTTCGGATTTCTTTGCCATCAACCCACCTTCACTACGGATAACGCCCCAAAAATCTAGTATTCAAAATCGCGATTCAACCCAACTGCGCAACAAACAGGAATGCGCTGGCGACAGTGCCAAGGCTCGAGTCGTACATTCCGTTAACGCCCTGAAGCGAAATGCTAAGCGAACTGGCGGGATTGATTTTTACAATGCTGCTTATCGATACATGAGTCGCGCCGGAGCCTGGGCTATTGAGATCGGGCAGGATGCAGTTTCCGCCTCCGCCGGCAAACACCGGCAGGCTGATTTCCCCGCTGGCGTGGCAATGGTCGATCGCTGCGCCGATCGTACTCAGGCCACCCACAGAATCATTAAGCACTTCCTCGACTTGGAATTGATAGGCGAATGGCGGCGATTGTGCGCTCGTATTCACGTTTATTTCCAGAATTATCAGATATATTCCCAGATTTTGAACGTCGATCTGCGCGCTGTTCATGGCGTCGATGTAAACACCCTCCCCAGTCGGCCACGTCGAAGAGAAGTTGGTGAATGTCATCGGCGCAGAAGACGAGCCGGGAGATGGATTGAAAACCGCGAAATTCAACGGGAAAGGCGAAGCGTAAAACACATGCTCAATGTCACCACTGTTCGCGGCATTCGTCACTCCGGCCCACACAATTACGTGATCCCCGGCGGCGGCCTGTTGTCCATTGGCTTCATGGGCGAGATTCAGATATTGGCCCGGATTTATCAGAACGCTTTGTCGCGGGGTGCTTGCGGCAGGAACATCCTGCCACTGCGGGAATCCGCTGCCGTCGATGATCCTCTGCTCCTCGATCCACGTGTATTGCTGTGCGCCGTTGTCGTCGAGTAGCGGCGTCACGCCATCCGACTCCAGGGCAATGCCGGTAATGCGCGCAGTGCAAGAGCGTGACACACCAGGCACCGCGGTAAGGATCGGCGCGCCGCCAATCAGATCCACCCCTACGCCAGTGCCGGAGAGGCGACCCAGCGCAGCGGCCTGGTCTGCGGTCCTTTGCAGTCCTCTGAGGCTCAACGGTCCTGAGAAGTCAATCATAGGCTGCCTGTGGCTTGCGTAAGATCGACTCCGGGATATATTGGCACCTTGTTTGGTCCCACTTGCACGCGATCCCAAAATCCTTTGTCACTGCGATAGAGACGATTCCATGTCACGTAGTCTTTGGTGCCGCCGGCGCCTCCCGTTCCTGCGCCTGCAAGCACGTCTTGATAGATGTTGATAGCAATCTTCACTCCGATTTCAAAAATCGGAGTTCCGTCGAAACGCCATCGCCGCACGCTCGGCAAGCCGACAAGCAGGCATGTCTCCGGGGCCCATGAATTGTAATTTCCCTGTCCGCTAGCGCCGAATTGAAGCGGGCCGGCGTTGACGCCGCCCATCAATGAGTATTGAGGCGCGGCGGGAAGATTAGTACACCACACGCGCGTCTGAACGACTTCGATCTTCGGAACGATCTTAATGATTGCCGAAAGATTCGTGATCGGCGTCGAATCGCTGCCCCACGCCAGATTGTTCGGGTTCTGGCCGAAGTTGTTGCCAATAAGACTCATCGTCTGCGCGGAGAAGTCCCATCCCTCACCCGTCACGGGCTGATAGCCGCTGTTGTCCATCGGCCGATACGTCACATCCAGCGACATGCCGCTGCGAAATGCGGCCGGCAGCGATTGGAGAATCGAGAAGTCGCCGGGCGTAAACGTGTCGCCCTGGACCGTCTTGTCGCCAGTGTCAAAATTTACGGAGCAGGCGTAGAATGAATTGAAGGGGGCCGGGAAAGGACTGATTTGCGGATTGGGCGATTCCCCGAATAGCTCTTGCAAGAGCGCGAATAGCTGGCCGGCCGGGTCCTGGAGATAGACCTTTCGATGCAGTTCGTTCGATTCCCAGCCGAACGTACCGCTTAATCCAAGATCGCCAAAAGCTGCTATGCCCGCTCCCATTATCGATCGTTCTTGACTCCATTTTTTACGCTCGGGTCCGGAATCTCCGTCATGCTGTCCCCTACCGACAACTTGTTGTAAATACGCACGAGCATATTATAGCAGTTCTCAACGAGGCTCAAGCCGCGTTCCTGTGCAGGGTTCTCGCTGGCCAGCGCCTGCAGCTTACCCTGGAGACCGGCCACGTCGCCGAAAGAAACGTGCATGATTGGCTGGAGATGTTCATCGGCCTTTGATGGCTTCATGCCTGGAGCGGCTTCCGGCCGCTGCAAAGGTCCGGGCATTTTCTGGGCCGGCTGCCCCTTGAGTTGGTCGCGGAGGACGCCGATATGCTCCAACCCCCGCGCGTATTGGTCCTTGCTGCGCGCGGCGTCTTTCAAAGCCTCTTCGCCATCTGGCGAACGGCCCCTCGTGAGGCCCCTGAGTTCCCGCTGATAATCCGCATTGGCTTGGTCCCGGCCGCGAGTTAGCTGCTTGACGCCCAGATCCTCCATTGGCTGGTTCTTTTCCCGGACGCCTTTTTCCGCGAGGCTGAAGCTGCTGGCATAGCTTTGCTGTTCGGCCTCGCGCGTCCGCAGGTTCTCCTGGTCTATCGCGATCGATTTATCCGCGGCCCGCCGCGGACTAGTCAGAGTGCCGACGATATTTGTCTCAGCGCCTTCTCCCGACCTGCTCACGGCACGAATGACCCGAGCAAGTCCCTCCAGCTCGTTCGTAATGAACCGAATGGGGCCGCGCAGGGCGTCCGCCATCTCAAAGAAAATGTGATTGATCGCATAGTCCAAATGATAGCCTTCGCGCGTGCCGCTCAATCCCTTCAAGACGGCCCCCGCGCCAAAGAGCGCCATTGCGAATCCTTTGAGTTTGGAAGTAAGATCGGCAAAGCCGCCGGGCGCAGCTTTTGGCGGCTTTCTTCCGCCGCCTCCTCCGCCGCCTCCTCCGCCTGTACCGGAGGAGTTCAGCACTGCCGCCGTAACCCTGTCGACGGCATCGATCAAGTCGTCAATTGTTTTGGGCATCAACGCTTACCTCTCGCCGGCAGATGATAGGGGCGCTGCCTCTTGGATTGCGATCGATTCTCTCGTCTGGCCTTTCGCGCCGCGTCCATTTGCTTGCGGGCCCTGCTGAGCACGTCCTGATTGGCGTCGGCCATCGAACCGAATTCCTCCCAAGTATAGCCTGTGCTGAAGAGCGCCGAAAGTTGCGACAGCGTAAAAAGGTTGTTGACTTGCCACGGCGTCAGGCCTTGCTCCGCGAGCAAATCCCGGTACAGCGCGACGTCAAGCGGCGACTCGCAGTACCAAATCAGCCAATGCTTGCCGGGGACTACGGATGCAGAAAAAAACCGGCACTCTCAAGCGTCCTTGTAACGTGGTTAGCGCCGCTCACCGAATCCAACTGGCAAAGCACGTCGACGCGGTTCGATTCAGTGATCGCGGTCCGAGATTCCTCTAGGGTAAGTTCCGGATGATTGGGCTTGGCGAGCAGCCAGAATTCAAAGGCCACTCCCTCGCATGATCGCATGCACTCGCCCGCCAGTTCCACGTAGCTGTCGAGGGGTGGAATTGCCTGGACCTGCAATAGCAAAGCGCTCTTGTCGGCCGCGCTGATTTCCAGATCCTTGGTGCGCTCCTGGAGAACGCGAAAGGGATTGTAGAGCCGTTTTGCCTCCTTCAGCGACCGTTCGTAGCAAGCGAATGCCGTCGCCCTGGTGTGCTGATTGCAGAGATAGGTCTTGTCTCCGATCGTCACGGCACCCGGAGCGCCGGCAAGTTCTGTGTCTTTGTTCTCGCTCATTCCGATACCGTCAATTCATCGGACCCCTTGATGGTAAACTTTAGTCGCCCGATACCGTCAATTCATCGGACCCCTTGATGGTAAACTTTAGTCGCACGGCATCCTTCGCGGGGCAGTCCACGCCGACCTCCCCATCGAGCATCCCATAGCCCGTATAGGTTCGCCCATTGGGGAGCACGAAGACGCATTGGGGAATGGCCACGTCAACGACGTTAGGCGGAAAGGCGTCGGCGTCAAAAGCATCGACGATCGTCTCCGAGAAATCGGCTTTGCGGGAAGGGATTTCAACGTCGATCATCCAATCGCGATAGATCGGGCACAGTTTTGCCCATCCGTTGTCGCCTACCGTTGTGTCGGCATTCGTGTAAGGCTTGCGGAGCTTGATCGAGGTGCAGCCAAGAGGACCGATCTCGCCTATGGTGAGCGTGCCACCCTGTCCTGATTGTCCATACGCATTGCCCATCGAATGCTCCTTTAGGCGCTGAGCGCCCCGATGCTCATCACAATCGGCGCGAGAGAGGAATTGTAGAACCTCGCCGACGTGGCGTTGCCAGCGAAGGGGGCCGCGGCCCCCGTGTTCCAGTTGTAAAAATCGCCCTTGGCGGTGTAGTTGAAGCTCAGCACCAGGTTTGGCGACGTGATCGCCCACGCATAGTTGCCGTTGCTCACAGAGCCGTTAGCCGTTGTCACAAGGGCCGTTGTCGTGTTGCTGACGATCGTCCCCACCGACGTGCCGTTGACGCTCACGGCAAGTCCCACAAGCGCCCCCGCGACCCAACCGGGGGCCGTGCTTGGCGTAAGGGTCTTGGTCGATTCCACCCATGCGCCGTCGGCGCTATCGCTCAATGTGCCGATCGGCGTAGCGAAGAGTTCAAAAGCCCCTGTGCCGCCAGGGCAAGACAAAATGAGTTGCTGCATTGTCGCGGACGGAATAATAAAATCCGTGCTGTCCGGGTTATTCGGCGTGTCGACGCTGGTCAGCGTCGCCAAGGAGAAAGTCACGACCGTAGTTCCGGCCGTGATCGTCGTAAAGTTCGTTTGACCCGTGGGAACGACCGTCGGAGCGGTGATCGTCACGGCGTCCGTGGAAATCGAGATGGTGCAATCCAAACAGTAATAGTTCGTGCCGCTGGTCGTCCAAAAAACTCCCATGCGGCTGCTGCTGGTGAATGTCGGTGTCGAGGGGAGATTCAGTACCAGGACGGTACTGCTTGACTTCGTGTAGTATGGCACCTCGGAGCCGGTGTCAGCCGAAGTTTGTGCAATCGCGGCGGGGACCGTGGGTTGAATCGCCAGAGGCACATTGCCGCAGGGCTTCGTGACGTAGGAGTCTTGCACGCCGGCCACGCTGACCGTTCCCGCCGAATATCCGAGAGGCATAGTTCTTTACTCCGCTACCATGATTTCCCAAGAGTTGTCGCTGAAAAACACATCCTTGCCGAGATACAATTCTTTGTCCTTCGTCGGCTCGCCAAGCCCGATCTTGAGACAGTGCAAAAAGTTCATCAGGTTATACCACGGCAGGTTAGGAGGAATGAAGTTCAGCACCGTCTCAAGTCCCCTCTGCAAATTTCCCTGGTCCGTCACCTGATCGCCGCTTGTCGTGCCGCCGGTCATGCCCTGTACGGTCCACGCCGTCACGGTGAGCATGTACTTTACGAGACTGCCGAGGCTTTGGACTTTCGTTCTCTGCTCCTCTGAAATCGTAGTGACTGTGTAGCCCATGTACGGGAAGCCGGCAAGCTGCGCCGGCTTCTGCGGACGGCCATAGTAAAGTGCCGACGCCGGGCAAAGCCCCGTGTATCCGCCCGCCGACCACGCCGCCTTGAAGCTCGATGAAATGAGGTCGAAGGAAGCCACACGTCACGCCTTCTTTATCACCAATACTGGCTTCAATTTTTTCCATCCATCTGGGGTTTTTCCAGCCCGGCGATTGATGTAAAGCCGTGCACCACGCTTGCCGAAAATCACAAACCAAATTATTCGCAGGAAATTCATTACAGCTTCTTTCGGACTCTGAACGTCGGCTTCACGTCCAATCGGTCCCGCTCGAAAACATCCTGAATTTCGTAGAGCACGCTGTTTTGATCTTGGAACATATCGCCGGCGTTGATCGTTGACGGCCCGGTCCCGCTCGGATCGACCGACAGGTAAATCAAGAACGATTCCTCCATGTCCTTGGTCCCGAACAGGTCGCCGACGCTCTGCCGCTCGGGCTCGATCGCTGCCGCCACTGGACTGCCCACGGCCGTAATCGTCACCGTTCGCGCCCCGGTGCTGCTGCTTGCCGCGGTGGTCTGAAGGTATTGTACCGTATCCTCGAGCTGCCCATTGTACTCCAATCGGTTCGTGTAAATCTGCCATGCCTGGTTCTGATTTCGCGGCCAAGCCACGTCCAGAACCGTGTAGGTCTTTGCGTTGCTGTCCGTCACCGTCCAGCCGGGCTTAATCGTCGCGCTGACGTTGGGCTGCGGGAGCCGCCAACTCACTTGCCATTCAAGGTACTTTCCCCGGCTCGGGGCCCGTTCCGCGTCGAATCCTCCTAGTCGTTTCGCTCCCTGGATCGTGCCCTGAGGGTTGCCGAGGTTGTCGGCAATTGTGACAGTTTCCAAATTCGCCATGAATTTGTAGCTGTTCGCAACATTAAGCTGGTAGCCCGTGGACATCAGTTGCCGTAAAGGTATCCAATGATGGCGTTGCTCCCGCTCACTTGGATCGTGTTGAGGTTGCTGGCCGAAATCGTAAATGGCGCTAGGCCGGCGGGGATCGTCAGGGCGCCCGTGCCGGTAGTGCTCAGCTTGGCAGTTGTCGTGCTGACGCTGATCGCAATCCAATTGCAGGGGACCGAGGTCGCCGCGGACCCGCCGCTGGAAAGATAATCGCTGCCTGAGGTGGACACGGTAAACGTGCCGCTGCCCTGCACGCCGCCCGACTGCTGTTGCACGTTCAAGTTGCCGGTCTGCGGCCAGGGGCCCAACGAGCCGCCCAGCGACGCGGAAAGCGTGAGGATGGCCGCAAAGGCGATGGCGAAAGCAGCGGTGAGTTTTTTCATGGACATGATTTGCTCCGATTGAAATTGAAAAGTGATTTGCGGGTCAGCTCCAGGAACGCCAGCACACGCGCGGATTATGCCAGAATAATTGGCCCATCTCCCGATGGTCCTGGATCAAGACGATGCGAGCGCCCATCTCGACCGATCCGAGAGGGACGCCTTCCGTGTGATACGGATCGCGCTGCCAATAGATCGTGGCGTCCTTGAAATGGCCCATCCAGTAGGCCGACATGATGCTGCCGGCCGTGTTGAAGGAATCGCCCGCGTTGTTGGTCAGCTTCGTCTGCCCAGTCACGCTGCCGATGCTTCCGGCGGCCGACTGAGTTGCCAGGCCGACATTGATCGCGCGATTCGCCCAGAACATGGATGGAATGATGTCCAGGCCGAGTTCCTTGACCACATTGGCGCGGCTCTGGGTAACATTAGAAAACGATCCGGGCGTCGCGGTGCCCCAAGCGATTTGCCAGATGGCTTCCTGCTCCAGAAGCACCTTCAATTGCACGGCCACGGCCGGGGCGACGATGAATTGCATGCCCTGCATGGAAACTTGCGTCGGCAATTGGGTGAACGGGTCCAGATTCGACGAAAGAATTTGCAGGGCGGTCGGCACGAAAATGTAGTTCGTCAGGCCCAGTCCGTCACCATCGCCACAGTTGGCGTAATTGGCGATGTACGCTTGATTCTCCGGGGCGGCAGTCGTTGATCCGGCGTTCCCTCCGGCGCTGCCGTTGGTGACGTAGGTGCCCTTTTGCCACGGGAACCAGGCCATGCCGTCCTGGACCTGTGGCAGCAACTGGCCGGGGATTCCGATATTGGCTCCGCCGGGAAACGTCGTGCCGCTGGCAACGCCCATCGTGCCATCCGCGACTTTTCTTTCGCGCTCAGCCAAGACGATCAAGCTCACCTGGTCGATCGACTCCATGACTTGCCCAGTGAGATCATCGCGCATCGTCCAATAATCGACCTCCGCGCGCCGTCCTTGATCATGCGTGCGATTGCGATGGACGCGCGTCGAAAGGAGCTTTGTCGTCGGCAAACTCTGTCCGCGCGCCAAGTCTGTGCCGCTGCCATCGAAGTTGGATGGATCGAGCCGCGAGCCGATATGGAATCCGCCTTCGCCCGTCGCCTCTTGTACGTTCGTCACCTTGTCCCAAATCCATTCGGGATCCTTGGCGCGGGCCAGGGCGCGGGCGTTGAGCAAGCCGGCCACCACGTCCAGCGCCGCCGAAACGTAAGGCGTGTCGCCGGGCATCATCGTGCCGCCGAAAGCCTCGAAGCGAGATTGGGCCGCCGATTTCCAGCATTGCTCGAACTTCTTCTTCCATTGGGGGCCGCAAATCGCGCTGAAGACTTCCCCGATATGCCAATGGCCGGTCCCGTCCTTCTCGCGGTCCGCGCGATGATTGTCGCGGAAGAGGTCGGTTTCGGCATCGTAATACTGCTCGTGGCGCGTGCCGCTGATGTCGCCTTCCTCGTTGATCGCCTGGGTTTCGCGGTAGCGCAGGCCAACGGATTCCTCGAAAGCGGCGCGAAATGCTTTTGGTCCGCCACTGGGCATCGTCTTATCGAAAAGCTGCTTGAGCTTGAGTTGCTGAAGCGCGGTAGCCATATTTTTCTCCTTGTGTAGTGGCGTTCCTTACGAAAGGCTGCCGGTTTTCAGGACTTGCGAAGAGAATTTTATAATCAGCGAGTTGGCCCCGATTTCAGCGCGCTCCACAACGACTCCGATAGCATCCGCGGCGGTGCCTGTGGTGTTGACGCAATTGTTGTACAAGTAGTACAACTGGTCGTTCAACAACTGCCCAGACCCATCGTAGAATCCGCTCAGCGCGGCGTTGGTGTTCTGAAATCCGTCCAGCGCTACGAGCGTGCCGGGGTCGATGGCAGCGGTGAGCAAGCCCGTCGAGGAAAGCGTGGGGCCGATAAGCACTGACGCGATTCCCTCGTCGTAGTAAGGAAGAAACGGCGCACTGGCATCCATCGCCACGGCGGCCGGAGTTTGCGGCGCGTTGAATAGTCCGAAGTTGTTGAGTTGCTGCGGAATGCGCTGCTCGGCGGACATACCGAGAAAGAGGGCCGCGAACACTCCGCCGGCATGGACGATGCTGGTTGCATCTCCGGCGTTGGAGGTCGACGAAGTGAAGTCGGTTCCGGGGTTCGTGGCGCTGGTGACGGCGGGCTCGGCCTGATACCTGGTCGACACTTTGTTCAGCCAGAGGAATGAGCCGGACTGGAAGGCGCGAGGATTCTGCGACACGTTAATTTTCTTTATGTCCGAGTAGCCGCGGATCACACGGGCGTTGCCTGCCGGCGGCTTGAAATTCGATGCCATCTTGTTGGCTCCTTGGTTGTGGCCTCGCGGCCGGTGTCAGCTTTTTCCCGCTGGGATGCTCGTGTCCCAAAACTTCCTGAGGTCGATGGTCGCCGCTACGGTCTTTTCGACGCGCTCGATTTCCTGCTCAAGCCGCGCTTGCGGGGTGACGAACTTCTCCTTGATGTCAAGGCGCTTTTCCAAGGCGTCGCACTTCGCGGCGAGTTGCTCGAATCGGGCGGCCAGCGCGTCGTACTGCTCCTTGCTCACGGCAGGATGCTCCTGGTTGAACAGGGTTCGTGTCGTTGCGCCCCTGACGACCAAATCCACGCGGGACGGAATGTACTCCTCAATGTCCAATGGATCGCGGCCGCGCGTCTTGGCGACCATCGACAGCGAGAATATTCCCGTCTTCCGCTCGGCGTCTTCGAGCACTTGCTCGGTGCGCTCATGAGACTTGAGATAGGCCAGATCGCCGTAGGGTCCATCGGTCTCCAGCGTGATGTTGGAGAGAATGCCCCACGCCTGGCCGACTTTCATGGGCGCGCCGGAGTAATCGTGGTCAAGGCCCACGGGCATTTGCTCGAATCGCGGGGAAGCCTTGCGGTGACCTTCCATGCGATAGCGGGCCCCATCCGTTCGGCTGACCATGCCTGCGATGTGGACATGCTTCAGGATGCCGCGCTCACGATCAATCTGAGGCTCGGCGAGTGTGGCCGTTTGCTCCATGCGCTCTGTGAAGGTGTTGCGAAGTTGCTCCTCGCGAGTGGCCTTCTCCTTATCTTCGCGCTCCTTCTTCTGCTCCGGCGTTTCATCCGCATTGCCGCCATCGACGGCACGTTCCTTTCCTTCGTGCATGGCCTTGATGAGTTTGGCCATTTTCTTGGCCTTCTCATGGCCCTCGGTGTCTTCCGCCAGGCAGGCGTCAAGCGCGGAGTGAAGCGATTGCGCCGTGTAGTCGTCGGCGTTCATTTCGGTGTCATCGATCATGGTCTGCTCCATTCGTGATTTGTCTTTAGAAGCAATAATGTCGCCGCTCCAGCGATGCCCATTCGGGCAACTCGTTCCGTGCCCTCTGTCAACATCCTCTTGCGTGTGCGGCCCCATACACCTGCATCGTCTTACCGCGGGTTGTCCGCAAATAGGACAAGTCGACTTGTATGGGTTTGTGTTCACGCGATTTGCTACAAATCCCCTTATTCGTGAGGGCTCATCCCCAGCAATCGCCAAATTCTGGCTTTCTCGGCTTCGCTGGTTTCCGGATCATCGTCCTGATCCTGATCCTGGGTATTGGCTTCCTCTTGTGCGACATCGATCGATGTTTCTTGCTCGTCGCCAACGAAAACTTCGCTGTCCAGATCAAATACGGTCATGCGCCGCCCCACACACTCCACACGGCCGGATTGATATAGGACTCGACCGCCTGTTGCCAGCGATTGCCGAGTTTGTCGCTGACCACTTCGGCCACCTTGCGAATCCGCGACTTGCGCTCTTCGTCCGATGTCGGCGCGTCTTCGCCAATCTTCTTGATTTCCGCAACGGCCAATTCGTTGGCCCGCTTCGTGCGAAAGTCCTTCGGCGAAAACCGCCCGTGATCAAGCGACTTTGTGAAGCTCGACAACTGAGAATTGGAAACGCCGAACAACTTGCCGCCCTTCTTTGCACGCTCGGTCAACATCTCGGCCAGCTTCGGATCGCCAATAAGGTGATCGTGCCATACGCCTTCCTTGCCGACGAATTGCAGGCGCGTGCCTTCCTCCGTCTGGACGACGTGCCGATCCTCAAGTGTTGTTGCGCCATGGGACTTCAGCCAGAACGTCGAATCCTCCAAAGACTCGCCGGCGTCCATGCGCCGCCGAATCTCCGCGGCCGTGCCGGAGTCCTTGACCGGGATAATCTTGTCACCGAATTTCAACGCGACTTTTGCGGGGCCTTTGCCTTTGGCCGGCGTAATGATCACGTTCTCCGCGCTCATCGCTTTTCCGTAATGCTCGGCCAGGCCGTTCGTGTCGGCTTCGCTGCCGGGGCGCGTGGCCTGCTCGTTGATGAGCCACGCGCAATCGGCCACATCACGGAACTTCTCTTGCTTGCGGGCGCTTTGAATCTGGTCGCTTATCTCGGCTCCTTCTGCCAGCATCATCTTGATTCGCACGTACTTCGCTGCCTGTTGACTGGCCTCGTAGCTCGGCTTGTATACCGTCTTGCTCTGGCCCTTGGCGTCCTTGGCTTTGACGTAGATTTCTGAATCAGGATCGGTGAACACTTGCACGTCTTTCCAGGCCGGAGGAATCATGGCCGGCGTAATGTGGGCGGGTGCTTCGCTGCCGTCGGCAAGCAGCACCTTGGCATTCTTGCCCGCTCCCTCTCGCTTCGCGGCCGTCGATTCGCCCTTGGCTTGTGCCGGACGTTTCATAGGTTCGGATCCCGATTCTTTGGTCTTGGCATTTTCGGATTCCGAAGCCCCTTCGCCGCTCGATCCAAACTGTCCGGGGTTATCGGGCTGACCTCGTGGGTGCTTCGATTCTTCCCACGTCTCGAATCGTGCAAGAGCCGCGTCCAGCCGATCGGAAAGCTGCTCAAGCCGCTTCGGTTCGTTGCCCGTTTTCGCCGGCTCTTCTCCTTCCGGCCCCTCTTGACCCGCCGGCCGCTCGCCCTGGGTGACTCCCATTTGATTGGTCCAGCCGTCCGCTTCGGCCTGATCTATCAACTCCTGGGCCTCCTGAAAATCAATGTCGTTGCGCTTGCAGACCTGTTGGGGGGCGAGCAGGCGTTTGTCGAGCAGCTTCAGGTCCGTCTCCACTTCGTCCTTGCGGTTGCGGGCCACCGGGGTCGGCAGCGTGACGTGAACTTGCACGATTTGCAGGACGTTCGCGGGGAAGCGTCCTTCCGAAGCGCCGATCATTACGGCGGCCGTAAGGAGGAATTTGTAGTGGACCGTGACTTCATCTTGCAGCGTTTGAATCTCCTTGACGACCGGGCTTTCGCTCACCAGAGAGGAAGAATAGTTCTCCGCGTCGGCGCTGCCGGTCCAAAACCAGATAGGCGTGTTCGTGGCGCAGGCGCACGATTCGCAGAGCGTGCGATAGACGGCGGGCCCTGAGACCGCGAATCCTGGCGCGTCCGGCGGTCCCTCGAATATCTGTCCCTTGTTGATGTGCCGTACTTCGCCGGGCCGGATGCCGTCTCGATCCCATGCTCCGTAGCCCATGCCATACCCGTACCCATCGCCGTATAGTTCGGGGGGCGCAGCATTCGATTCATTCGCTCGCAGGGCGGCGCCCACGGCTGACTTGTCCGCGAGATTGTATTGCTGGATATAGGGGATGCTTTGCCGAGCCGCTTCCCCGATGGCCATGCAATCCACCAGGTTGGAGATTTGCGGCAACTGCTTGCGAATCTTGTAACTCAGGGGGATGCCGCGTTTGACGTTGCTGCCGATCGTCGCCGCTTTGGCAAGACTCATCGTGAACGGGGAAATATTCTCTTGCGTGTTGTCCGGATACCAGACGTTGTAGGCGCGCACATCGTCATAGCACTTCGGCCAGGAGGTCAGAACGCCCATAGACCATGGGCCCGTGATTTCGTTGTGCGGGCCGCGAATCCAAGAGGTATCAATGACGCGAATCTCCGGGTACTCGCCGTCACTCGGCACGATTCGCAAGGCATCCTCGCCGTCGCGGAGGATGTTTAGGGCCGTTTGCCTGGGGCGCTTCGCGAGGTTGTTCCAGCGGTACTTGGCGAACTCCGTGAGGTAATCCATCACATCCTGCGCAAGCTGCTTGTCCACGTCGCTAACAACGTCGAAAGTCAGACCGGTGCCGATCGTATAGTTGACCAGGTGCCCGCAAGCGCCGGCGTACTGCGGATGCGTCTCAAACCACGCCCGAGATTGAAAACGCATGGCGTCCTGAGCAATCTGCGTCCGAAGGGTTGTGGGCCGCTCAGGGAACAGTTCCCTTGGGAAGCTGCCGGTGGGAACATTCGTTGACAGGTCGCCAAGTCGATCGAATCCGAAGGCGAATTGATTCACGCCCCAGCCGAACAGAGGATCTTGCTCGAATCGCGTCCGGTGCTTGTTGCCCGGCTTTACATCCCATGCCTCAGTAGTTTGCAGGAATGGATAGCCTGTTGCCGGATCGGTCGCATAGGCCGGTTCGTGGACCGTGAGGGACTTCGGACTGTGCCGCTGGATTTGCGATTGCTGCCGGTCAAACTGTCGTTCGATCGGAACGCCGTAGTTTTCCAGCTTGATCAACAGACTGCGCTCGCGGGCCAGACGGTTGCGAAGCTGGAGCTTCTTGCGATCCTTGCGGTGCGCCTTGACTTGCTTGGACAGTGCGCGGATTTCCTCGTCAGCCGATGGTGAGGGCATCGGGGCTACCGAGGCAACTTTGGGCCGGGAGAAGAAAGCCGTTATGGATTGCAGAGCCGGAATCATGGGCGCGATTGAGAAAAGACCGCAGAGCAAGAACGAAAAAAAGGCCATGTAACGATGTAGCCGCTACATGGCATTTTGTGTTTTGCTCACGGTTGCGCCAAGGTGCCCCCCGGCGGCCGATCGCGGTCAGTGATTTGTTCTATGATGCAATCCTAACGGAATCTATCCGTAGAATGCAAGAGATAAGTTTTGGGATTCCCGATTTCTACCCAACTGGTTTTTCCGGCGGCGCGATCCGCTCCTCAACGTGGCCGCACGACTTGCATCTCCGCTCCCGTCGCGTCGATCCGTCTTCTTGCTCCTTCGACTCGGCCACCAGGAACGTCGGCTTGTGGCACTGCGGACAAATGCGGTTGATGCCTGTGCGGTCGCGGACGCCCTGAAGGAAGGCGGCCTGACGGTGAGTGGGCGCCTGCACGCCGGGCATATCCAAGGTGCCTCGGTCTTCGATCTCCGCACCGGAATGATCTTCAAAAACTTCCGGTTCGTCGGGTTGTCGGAGCGGCGGCCTGGGCTTGCGATTACGCGACATGACTCACCAATCAGTCGGGGGTTTGTCGACGATCTTAAAGCCGATACGCTCGCATGCCACCAGCGACATCGCCATAGCATCGTCAGCGAATCTCTTCTTATCGGTGATGTCGATGATGCCCTTGTGAAAGCTGTGCGCGATAATGGCAAAATACAAGTCCCAGCAAATCTTGATGTGCGGGGCCACCATAAGCGCGCCTTGGCAAACGACGGGCTGCGGCATGAATTGCGGTCCCTGGGGCTCGCCGTTCATTCGGGCGGCTGCTTGCGCTCGCAGCAAGTCGTCAGGGGAAAGTTCTTCTCTCATTCGTCTCTCCTTCTGTATGCGACGGGAGTTTTTGATCACTTCACTTCACCAGCCCCAGCGTCTACGAATTCCAACAGGCTGTCGAATATCGAACGGCTGCAAGTTTTGCAGATTTTCCAAGAGCGTCATTTCCAATTCGGTGAACGCCTTGACCTGATTTTGCATGATCGACAGGAAACCCGCGAGGTCAACCGATTCGCTCCCCGCCCGTCCGCTGATATTGTAGCTGACTCCGCCCGGGCTTCCAAGCGAAAGAACCGTGGTAATGGCCAGACTCGCGGCGTTCTTGGCGGCGGTTATGTCGGCAAGCTGTTGTTGCAATAGCCCCACCATTTGACCTGAGGAAGTCACGGGCGGGTTGCTTCCGGGGGCGGAGGCAGGCACGAAAATCTCTTGCTGGAAATTTCCCTTCACGCCGTTCGTCGCGGTAAGGACCATCGTACCAAGGTATAGGTGCCCTGCCACGGCGCTCGAGTACTCGTAGGAATAGACGCCCGCGGATTCGTTCGTCATGGCCGTGCCAGGGGAAACGACCGTGATTTGCGTGGTCTGATCAACGATTCCAATTGTAGCCGTGGCGACGTTCGTAGGGACGTTGTTGGGATTCCACAGAGCGTTGAAGGTCACAATGGCCATTATCCTGCGACTCCCGTAAAATTCAGCGAAATATCCACATCGCTAGGCATGGCCGTTCCCGCGTTGCTCGCCACAATCGTGTCACCGCTGGCCGGTGAAACACTAAGCGCCGCCTGTCCGGGAATGGCCGCAATCGTGTAGACGCCCGCGGCAACGCCCGTGACGACCCAGCCAATGCCGGCAAGCGCCGAGGTCACATTGCCTGTGAAGCTGCCGCACTGGCCGATTCTAAGCGATCCTGAGCTGAGCGTAAATGTAGTTGCCGAAAGATTGGCGCTGCCGATCGTGCCTGGGCTGGCCTGGGGAGTGCCGGCCAATAATGTCGGATTCTTCCCCTGCCAGTCCGCATAGCCGAGATAGTCTTGGTAGTTGCTCAGTCCAGGCGTCCCCAGCCAGAAATGGAATCGGTAGTAGGCGACCGGCAGATTCGCCGGAAGGTCAGCCAGCCACTCGGTAAGCAGCGATCCCTGATAGGCCGTCAACGTGTTTCCACCGGCCACCACGAGCGTTCCGTCCGCCACAAACGCCGTGCCTCCGTTCCACCACGCATTCACGGGCACACCCGCCGCGCTGACCTGCATCAAGAGCGCGTAGACGGGTCCGCTGACGTTGTTCTGATTTTGGAGCCGGCCTTCAGCGGACATTATTTCGCTTTCTCGATTCTGACTTCCCGGTCGTTGACCATTCTTCCTCCAGCAGATCCCGATCGTGGTCAAGGCTGATAACAGAAAAACACCCTGCAATGCTCGCACCAACAAAGTTGCGGGCAGGTGGTGTCCAGTGTTTTCGCGATAAGGATAATTGAGTCGACCAACGCAGACTCCTTGTCATCCCGGCAGTTCGGGCAGACCGTTGGCGAGGGCGGATTTAGATTGATCTTTAGCGTTTTCATTTTCTTGGTTTTCATTTTCTGTTTCTTGGTGGTGTTCGGCCTTGATGCCTGCCCCTTGAGTTGGTCGCGGAGGACGTCGATATACTCCAACCCCCGCGAGTATTGGGCCTTGCTGCGCGCGGCGTCTTTCAAAGCCTCTGCGCCATCTTGCGAATGGCAACTCATGAGGCCCCTGAGTTCCCGCTGCAAATCCTCATTGGCTTGGTCCCGGCCGCGAGTTAGCTGCTTGACGCCCAGATCCTCCATTGGCTGGTTCTTTTCCCGGACGCCTTTTTCCGCGAGGCTGAAGCTGCTGGCATAGCTTGGGATCGTTTCGACGTGGTGGCGGACTTCTCCTTCGCCTTCAATCGTGACCGTTACGTCACCATTTTCTTCCCGCCTAAAGGTGATCATGGATGCCCCTCGTTATTGAATTCTCTGGATGTAGCAACCTGTATCATACGTCTGTGTGCCGATGCCGGTCGTCGTAGTCTTCACGGTAATTGTCGCGTTGGCCTTGACGCGGATCGTCATGGGCGGAAAATTGCTGGCCCCCGTCGCGCTCAGTGCCGCTACGGTCGTGCCCATCCCATAGAAGCTGAGCGTCTGACTGTTGTTGTTCTCGTCAGTATACGTCGTCTGCAGGGTGATCGTGTTCGTGGCGACGGCAGTCACAGTCAGGTAGCCGCCCACGGAATATGTGTGGCTATTGCCGTCATTGGGTGCCGTGGCCGTGCCGATCGAAGATACCGCCGCCGTCTGTCCAGTGATATTGAATGACACGGGCGAGTAAATCGCGGAACCGCCGACTGCAAGTGAGCCGAAGCTCCCGCTGCCGCTGGTGGCTATCGACCCCGTGCTTGTCGTTTGCAGTGTGCCGTTGGTGAAAACCAGGCCGGGGCCGATCGTCGCCGGCGCAAACTGGCTCGCGCTGTTGGTGATCACCAGCGATGATGGCGCTACGCCCGATGGTCCGATGGCCAGGACTATGTTCGCGGAACCACCGCTTCCTTCCCACTGGGCAAGATTCCCCGTCTGCCCAGGCTGTGCCGTGATCCGAAACCCAACGGACGACGGCGACCCGGTATTGACTTGAAGCGGCGTTGTGCCATCATCTGGAAATCCCCCGATGATTATGCGCGTCTGAAAATAGTTTGCCCCGCTTTGCGGCTGAAACCACAGGTCCGGGCCGGTCGGGTTTCCCCATCCACCAATACCTCCGGAAATAAATGACGTATTACTGCCATCCGAACTCGATATAAGCAGAGCGCCGGTGACATTTCCGTCTGGCGCGTCGAAGGCGTAGATTCCACCGATCATGACCAGGTACTGGCTCTGGCCGCCGTAGTGCGCACTGATGGTTGGAAAGGTCGTATTACTGTCGTACGCGGCGAAAACAATGCCGTTGCTAGTCGTATTTCCCTGAAACACCCCGAGGGTGCCGCCAGCCAGAAGCACGATGTTCCCGCTGCCGCTGAAGCTGTTCGCGCCGAAGTTGTACTGGGCGTAGCCGGAAGCAATATCGAGGCTTCCGTTTGTGATTTGAAATGCCGGAGAGTAGCTAAGATTGAAATTCTGAAGCGTGCCGCTAGAAAATCCGTATATTGGCGGATTTAGTACGCAACTCTGGATAACGTTGTTGGCTAAATTATTGAATGCGCTCGCAGATGGGTAGCTGCTAGATGGGGTATAAGCTGCTGATTGAAGCCCCAAAAACGTCTGCACCTCTCCGGCTGTAAGGGCCTGCGGAGTTGCGCTGGCCGTCGTGCTATTGCCAAGGATCGTCGTGGCCGATTCGTTTGCCATCATGGCCAGCGTTACCACGCCCGGCTGGATCGTCGCCGACACGGAACCGGGTCCGTTGGCCACCACGTTGCCGGATAAGGCCGTGATATAGTTTCCGGCCCCCTGCTTGCCGTTGAATGTGGTCCAATCCGCCGATGTCAAGTAGCCATTTGCTGCCGAGTTTGCGACAGTCATCAACAGCGGGTTGCCGCCCGTACCATTGCCGGTGATCGGAGCATTCGCGGACACGGAAATGAGGTAGCTGCCCGCTGGCTGGTAGCTCGATGACGGGAGGCCGTTGAGATACTGGCTGTTGAGGTTCGTGACCAATGAAGAGTTGCTCATTGTCAGAGCACCAGTGACCGAGAGACTGCTGTTGACCACGAACCCGCCGCTGCCGGTATAGGTGAGCACGCTGCCGGTCGCCGATTCGCTGAGTTGCGAAAACCCGGAAACAGGCCCCTTGAAGATCATTCCAGGATCGACCGTAATTGATTGCGATGAGATGTTACCCTGCCCATCTGTCTTCATCGCTCCGTTATCTAGCGATGAAGACCCGGTTACAAAGAGCGACCCGAACGACCCGCTGCCCAACGTGGCAATCGACCCCGTGCCGCTGACGTTGTATTGCACGTAGTTTCCCACTGGCTGATAGCTGCTCAAACCAAGGTAGTTGGCAATAGTCGCCGACGATCCAAGATTCAGGATGCCGTTGGTGTTTAGAAGTTGCGGCCCGACAATCGTAGTCAAAACACTGCCAGAGAGAGTCAGGCCACCAGTGGCACTGAAGGACGTGCCGCCCCCGCCTGTTGTTATGAGATTAGTCCCGCTGAGTGCAAGTCCGGGACCGAGTCCTAGGGCGATGCTGCCGGAATTCGTGTAGTACAGGGGAGGCACTACTCGCGTGTTCGGGCCGGAAGGCTGAGCGTAAGCGGCGCTCGCCGCCAGCGTCACCAGAACGGCTGTAAGAAGCTTCATCGCGCCATGGGCCCATGGGCCCATGGGATAAGTGCCGCAAGCCTGAACGGCCGCCGCCGTAAGACCTTCTTCCTCCGCCCGAAGCGCGGCCTGGATGGCGTCCAGCGGGAGCCATCCGCGGCTGAGCAGTTCATTAACGATGCGGGTGAAGGTGATCATCAGCTCAAGATTCCTCCGGCAACTCACCCTCGACCAGGGCGCGGAGCCAAAACAGCAGGTCGCGGATGTCGTAGGTCATGGTTTCGGCCTGTCAACGCCGAGCTTCATGCCAAACGCTTCTTGCCAGCCCTCGATACGATTCAATTTGCCAACGACTTCCGCTTGCCCTCGCTTGATATTTTCGAACTCGCCATCATGCAGCTCAACGTGCTTTTCGATCTGGTCAAGCCGCAAGGCGTTCCTGCCAACAGCTTCGTCGGCAGCGGCCTTGGCTCTAAAGGCGGCTTCGTCGGCCGCCCTCTTGGCGGATGCCACGGCGTTGAAGTTTGCGTTATCCTGAGCGTCTCGCTGGTCCCTAGCGTCGATATGGGAGAGGATGCCGAGCAGTAGCATTCCGATGAGACTGCCGGCCCCTATGTATGGAGAGAACCACGTCACCTTTTCTTTGAGCGTCATCGCACCCTCGGCCTCCATCGCGTAAGCGCCTTGAAGCATCGAACCACGTCACTTTTTCTTTGAGCGTCATCGCACCATCATCACGCCTTAATTAGAGCGAAAGCAAGAATCGGATTGCCAGAATGCCAACGGCAGCCATGATAACGATGCCGATGACCTGCAAGAGCCATGCAGGAATGGTTACGCCCATTGCCCTGGTGATTACGTATACGACGGCTATCACGGCCAGGACGATGATGATGGCTACGGCGATTTGTCCGAAGCCCCACGCGCCTCCAGCCCTCACGATCTCCTGTGCTGTCAGAAACATGGTTCTCTCCTCGTAAAAGTCGGCGCGCCGGCGACCGCGCCGCTTTGCATCATGCTCGGCGGCGAAAAAATGGCTCCGGCAAGAATTGCACTTGCGTTCTCCTGGTTATGAGCCAGGCGGGTTGCTGCTTCCCTACGAAGCGTTATGCCCCCGATTCACCGACGGGAGCGGCCAGGGCAAGTCGATGATCAAGCCCTGCGGTATCTCGCCACGGGATGACCACGCGCCGAGTGACCCGGCTCGAATTATGTCATGGGCGGCGAATAACTACAACCGCCCCGCCGCTCATGGCCGAGTGAGCGGAAAGCCATTCGCGAGCGGGGCGGAATATCAAAAAGGCGACCACGGAAAATCAAGCTTGCTTCAATGGGGCCGTGGTCGCCCTTATCAACGAACAAAGAGCGTGCAATATCTCTTCCCGTCAGGCCCGTAGGCATACGCTGCCCCGGCAACGACGTGCTGTCGCGTATCCACAAGGCACGCAAGGAACTCGCTATTGCTAACGCCCGCGCCGGCCGCGCTACTCTGCGTGCCCCGATATTCGGTTCGCTGCCCGTACCGCTGCCACGCGCTCCGCCGCCAGCGTCAGCAGTTCGTCCCGCTGAAACGGATAAAAGACCCCTCCTTGCCCGCTGGGCATTGAGTTCACCGAGGGCATCGTAAGCGCCGGGGACGGCTGGCACAAGCTGGGTGGCCCTGGGCGGCGCTGGCATGGGCATGGGGGGCGGCGTCGGCACGAGCATGGGTGTCGGCGCTGAAATACCGCTGGGGGCACAACCGGGGCAACTGAGCGTTGGACCGCAGGCACCGGGCATGGCCGTGACAGGCGCGCAGGCCGTGCAAGTCGATGTCAGTCTGGTCGATCGTCGGGACTCTCTGGATTCGACGCGGGCAGCGTGTCGCTCCCTGATCCGGTCGAACTCGTTTCTAAGGGGCGTCCAGTGAGCGCGGTGAGTTCCCGTTTCGCAGGTCGCGGCGGGTCCGCAAACACTGGGGGCGGCCATAGGCGCGGCTGGATTGCACGCTCCGGCATGGACCATCGCGGACAACGCGAGGCATAGGGCAAACGCACTGAAAATCTTGATCGGCATAAAGATCACGTTCCTTTCAAAAGGGGTTAAAAATGCCCGGTTTCGCCGCCGGGCCCCGGCGGCGTCATGGACTTGTCGGCACCGTCGCAGGTTGGGTCGCGGTCAACAAAACCTGATCAAATTCTCCATGGCGAGTTTCGCCGTAGGGGTCCATGAAAATCGTCTTGACCGTGAGGCCGGCGCGGCGCGCCACGGTTTCGTAAACCGTCATGTTCCGGCTGCCCGAATTCATCATGCAGGTTGAGCCGGGGGCGGGGAAAATCGGGGGTGTCGCTGCCATTTTTTCTCCTTCTCTTGGAGGTGTCGCTGCCATTTTTTCTCCTTCTCTTGGACATCTTACCGAATCCGACCGGGTTTGGCAAGTTCGGTTGGAAAATTTTGTTCACGCTTTATCGCATCTCCGTAATCGTAACGTCGATTTCGTCGATGTTCGCGGAGTCGGCGTTAATTGCGCCGCAGAGATAAATGGTTTTCATGTCACATTCCAGGTAGTTGATATTGTGCGTCCGGCAGACCGTGTTTGACGCGCATTAGGTATCCCTCTAACTGCCGCGACCGCCGCGGGTGCCGCAGCCAGCCAGTTCCATCACAGCTTTCCACACCAGCGTTCCGGCATAACCATAGCCAGCGTACCCGGTTGACTCTGCCAACATGAACACGTCGCGCGCCACAAAACAATTCGATGGCTTTTGGTTTCCATTCCGGCGATCCTCCAATGAAGGCCACGACACCATGCGGAACGTCGTCTGGGCGCATCCCGTCTTGACATGCCATTGCCGGCTGGAATCCGTATCCCTCAATCCGCGGCGCCCATTTATCGAAGTCGCGCAGCGTTCCGTCTCGGTCGCAAGGCACATCTGGAACAACCACCCAGCGTGGTCGAAAATCTTTAGTAACCGCCCAATCCAAAAGGCGAATAAACTCGCTCTCGTCCCATTGTTTGCCGTTCATTAGACAGTAGCGCCCATTATCAAGCGCGTATGGGAACTCGATCCACGGTCCACGCTGTCCGCGTGGCGAGTATAGGTGTCCTATCTGGCCCGGAAATTTAATCGCCCATTCCCGAACAACCGATCCGCTGTTATTCGCCGGCATGACAATCATGCGTTCACGTCGTCGATATTATGATACTTCCGATAGGCCTCCACAATGGCATCTACGCCATCGGCTGTCGCGATAATTTCGCGCGCGCGGATTGTGTCTCGTGTCGGATCATCGCCGTTTGGGTCGATATTGTCAACCAAATCTTTGCAAATCGCGAGCAATTCCGAGATCAGACTCCGGCTGCCGCAACCAACTTCAGTTTGTACGGTGCCGTGGTGGCCGATCGTCCGCACGGAACAAGAGAATTTTTCGGCCAGTTTCTCAGTCAATTCCTCTTGGAAGATCGCAATATCTTTGTACTCCGCGCAGGCCGCGACAAGTTCCTCCACTTGAATCATGCGATTAACAGTGAACGTCACGCGATAAATGTCCTTGGCTCCATTGGCTGGGCATTTTGCGTAGGCGGTCAATGAGTATTTTGCAATCATTCCATTCCTCTCAGTCCATGTCGCGCTTCAAGGCCCGAGTACAAGGCGCTCCGTGCCGGCCGACAAGATAGCGCTCGTGCTCAAAAACCTTGTTCACGTCGCCGCCGAATTTATGGTGCCGAGTGCGAAGAACCGTGCATCCAATCCAGCGCTCCACGTCTGCAAGGAATCGCTGATTGTCTGGATGCTCGCTCTCGTGTAGGTCGTGATAGATCACCAGCGTTCCGCGCTGCTGATCAACGGCCATCTTCGCGGCAACTGCTGACGCTGCCCCGCAAGAGAACCAAGCAATTGTTCGGCCTTCCCAAAGTGATTTTTGACTCATAACCAAGTTCGCTTTCCGGAATGGGTCTGCTTCCAGCGGCGTTTCTTCAGGGCCTTGCGCGACAAGTTGCGCTTCTTGCCGGCGCGGCGGGAGTGACGGCGGTAGTGCACTATTGCCCCTCCGCTTCCGCGAGGTCGCTCTCAAGTTCGGGCTGAAATACTTCCCTATCCGCTTTCACGGCGCACGCCTCTCCGCCCAAATACGCGACGCAGTGCTTCGAGTCGATCTTAGTATACACGATCATCGCCGGCGCGTGGTCTACGAACGTGAAGCGGTCATTTACGGCGAGATCGGCGAAGGTCATGGGATTTTCTGGAAAACCAACAGCGCACTGAATCGTCATTTTATCGCCTCTTCAAACCCGTCCTGATCTTTTGCATGTGGATTCGCTTCGCGGTCGGCTGGCCATGCTTTGCCACCTGCGCGCGGGCCGCGTCGGCGTCCTCCGCGAAGACGTGGAGTTCTCGGCATCGGCTGCCGGTGAATACGCGCACGCGGTATGTTGGCATGCTTCATTTCCAATAATCTGGTTCAATTAGAATCCCGTGCAGTTTCTCGTAATGGTCAAGCCATTCTTCCTCGATCTTGATGCGGTGCTCGACTTGTTTAGCGTGGTCGCCTCCCTTTTCGTGCAGGGCGGCCAAGCGGACCTGCACCTTGCTTCCTCGGTGGGTCGGCGTGGGAGTGGGGCCGGGTGCGGGGCCCGGGGCAGGCGGCGGAAGCGGTGTCGGCACAGGGCTGCTCGTCACGTCCACATAGTCAGCGCTGGCGATAGCATCCCACGTCTCGGAATCGCAGCGGGCAGGGCTCGTCAATATCGCGTGGGCCTCGCCGGTCGCGTAGATGAACGATTGGAGCTCCCAGAACCCCTTGAATCCCCAGGTCGATCCGCCCACACCCAAATCCGTCGCGGAAATCGAGTTCGTCGGGAGCGGAATCTTCCATGCATCGAACAGCGCGCCTGCCTCCCCGAAATCGAACACGGGGACCGAGTGATCGTAGTTCGTGATTTGCCGCTTGAGACCGGATACAACCCAGCCATCAGAGCTTCCCACGGCGCTTTCCAGCGGGCTCGCGTCCACGCCAAGGTCCAACGCCTTGAAAAGGTAAATCGCTTGCTGGACTTCAGCTTGGCTGGTGTAGTCCACCGCGCCCGAGGGACCGAATGTCCAAGGCGTCCCGGTGACATCCAACATGGGCGTGTTTTCCACGGCGTTCAGAACGTCCAGGATATTGCAGCCGGAATCAACGCCGCCAGTCTGGACGAAGTACCACGCCACCACGGTCTTGGCGAGGAAGACGAGTTGAGTGGCGCGTGTCTCACTCATCGGGTTCTGCAAATTCCAAGGATACTCGCCCTTGGCGTGCCCCTCGACGGCCTGTTTGACCGCTCGCCGCGCCTGACTGAGCGTGCATTGGGACAGCAGAACCAGGATCGTGGCAATCGTGGCGCATGTGCAATCTCCCACGGGTGATCCCGTGTAGCTGGGGTCTTGCGGCGACGATGGCGCGTTGCCGTAGGCGTCAAGCACCACGCCGACCGAATTCACGATGTTCGGCGGCGGCGGTGGAAGCGCCCGCAACTTGTGGCTATTCTTGAAAATCGGCTTCTGATTGCTCAATCGGGCGCGGTAGGCATCGGTATGCGCCAGCATGCCCTTGGCAACCACTCGGCCATTCGGAAGTTTCAACTGATGAGCCATAATTCATTCCTCATTGTTTAAAGTGATCCATCCAAGCAATAAACACACGGAGGTTCCGCTTGCGACACAAATAATGAATACTCCGAAGAGAATGGAGCCATTTCGGATGATGGCAGCTAGGTACTTCATTTTTGATCCTTATCCTTGACGAGTGTCTGCCAGGACCTGAACCATTTCTCCATCGCGGTCTGCGATGTCGTGCCGCTGAACCTCTGCACCTCTTTGCCGTCCCGCAGCATCACGAATGTCGGCACCGCGTCCACGGCATACGTTATGGCCTCGGTCGATTCGGCCTCGATTTTGGAATCGGCGTCCACGCGGCGGATGGGAACTCCTTCGGCCACCAGCGCATTGAAAATCGGCTTGAACTGATCGCAGAAGACGCAGCCGGCGACGTGCCCGACTTCCACGATTTCCAGCGTTGATGTTGATGCAGGCGCGGGAGCCGGCGAAGGCGGAACGGCGGGCGGGTGCAAGAGCGCGTCGAACGCGGCGCGGTCCGCGTCCACCTGCGCCAGCGCGGCAGTGGTCGAACTGATCAACAGGCCCTCCGTGGCCTCCGCCTGCCTCCGTGCGGAAGTCGCGAGCGAAAGACTGCCCGCGGTGGCCTCCCAGGCCCTCGTGTCCGCGACGATCTTGGCGGCGGCCTGGTCGATGGGACTCGAGGGGCCCATGGCGGACCCGGTAAGCGCCAGGCGGCAGCCGGAACCTGTGCAGACGGGCGGGGCAGGAATCGCAGGCAGCGTGTTGATGGCGAACTCGGCCGGCTTGCAATCGACGGGGGCTCGCTTGGGACCGGGCGCTTCCTTGGGCGGCTGGACAGGAAGAATCGTTGGCGGCATGTCCGCCCCTGGCGCCTTGCCCCCGACCGGCACGGGGTCCGCTGCGGCGAACGGATCGTCGCGGCCTTCCACGCGGCCCCAATGGTCTTGGCCGCTGACGGCGCGGATGCAGGCCAGGGCCACGGCCGCGGTGGCAGCCAAGCGGATCAAGTGCAGGATGATGCGGTTCATGGGGCGACCTCTTTACTTTCCGGCGTCCAGCGACGGTATCGCCTCGATGGCGTCATCACTGCCGGTGAAAATCCATGGGCGGCCTCAGGAGTATGCATGCGTGCGCCGCGGGCAAGATCAACGAGCCAATTGGCGAATGCTGGAACGGTTTCGCTTTTCCGCCTCGCGCTGAATTGATGATCCATTTCCCATCTATCGAATCCGCGATTGTGCAGACAAAACGGGATTTCAATCGAGAACTGGCTTATATTCCGGAAATATAGCCAAGTGCCTTTCTTGGTTGGATAGCCCCACCAGCGCTGCCAGACGTGCAGCGAAAACGAATCGATAGATTGCGGCGAACCAGGGAGCGGCAAGCCGGCGGCGGCAAACAATCCGCTCTTGGCAGGCTGCTCCAAGATACCGCCGTTCTCTTGCACTTGCCGCGCGCAGAACAGGCCGAGTTCACGCTCCCGCTCTGCGATACCTGGCTTGGCGTGCTTTCTGGCGAGAAATCCGAATCCGCCGCCAATCCAATAGCGGCACGGCGGATGGGCGACCACCGGCATGCCTCCGGCGAAAGTCCGCGCATCGCGGACTTCATCGAAAATCTCAAGACCCTCGATGTCGCGATACGATGTTTTGCGGGCGGCACATAAAATCGCTATCGGTCTCATGCTTTCCTATCCGGTATCCAGGTCCGCGTCACCGCGCCGTCAGCCGCGCGCGACACCCTCGTCACTTCGATCGGCTTGCATTTTTCCAAGCGGTCAGCAAAGTCTTGCTGGGCTACATCGCGGCGATTTCGGAAGCGGTCAATTGCCGGATTCTCTCCGGGCTCAAGAACTCTCTCTACGTGCATAGTCTGCTAAAGTTCATAATGTCAAAGTTTGAACTAACCATTCGCTTCTCTCTCCCATCCTGCCTGACGGCGCTCGTGTGAAATAACGCCGTCAGGCTAGGCCGGGAACCGTGCTTGCTCTTGATTTACGCCGGCTCATCTTTCGACGAGCCGGAGCGGCCAGGTGGAATGGACACGGGATTCCTCCCTGCTCCGTCTACCACCCGCGGCCGACTGGACAGGGGAACATTCTTAGGCCGGCGCGGGCTTGATGCCGCCGAAAGTGGAAATCAGCGTCTCGATGAACTGCAAAAGTGCCGCGAGGTTCGCTGGGTTGATGCTCGCCGCGCCCAACTCCTCGGGCGTTGCCGACTTGAGCACGCTCACGCCTCCATCACCGCCAGATGCCACGTTGTTGTCGTAAAGCAATTGGCCCAGCCTCAGCCCGACAAGGGCCGTTGCGGCGCGGCTGGTGTATCGCACGGCCGATAGCGTGTAAGCCTCCTGGTGATTCATCAGCATTTGAACGCGGGCCGAAACGGCCGCGGCCTTCATGGGCGGATTGAGCCACGCCAGCCCGGACGCGGCTAACGCGGAAATCATGGTTTGTTCGGCCGGCGAAATCGGCACACCGATGGCCTCCAAGGCAGTCACAATCTCGGATTCGTTGGACAGGGCGGTGATCGCACCGGACTTGATTGCGGCCAGGACGGCTTGCCAGATTTGGGCAAAACGGCCAGCGGAAAGCGCAGCGGAATTCAGGGCGAACTCAACTCTTTCTTTCATGGAATCTCCTCGATACGCAAGGGTTTTCCCGGGCACCTGCACCACCGCGCGATGGTCGTATCGCAGGTCCCGGGCACGTGATTTTTGGATTCTACGGGATGACAGCCACGTGCGTCAAGGGCAAATTCGATTTTGCTGTTTGCTCCCACGCTGGCAAAGCTCCTTGATTTTACCGCCGCGCACGCAAGTCTCGCGAGCTTTGCCGGCTGAAGCGAAACCGCGGCGCGGCGGATGTTCGTGGTGTCGGCAAAGCTGAATGCTAGAATCGTATCACAACTATCCTTTTGTGTCAATGGGAATTTTCGTAAATGTCTCACCGTGCTGCCCTCATAGCTATTCATCGGGCAGCAAAACGCCCTGCCTCTGCTTCCGCTCCTCACCGAAAAGCGGAAATCTGTTTAGTTCGGCCTGGATACGCTTGACGGCGATATCGAAGTCAAAAACATGCGAAGTCTGCGGCGGCGTTTTCCAGGTGAAAGCCTACCGGGCTAAGACGGCCCGGTTTTGTTCGTTCAAGTGCGGCGGGTCTTGGCATGCCAAAAAACGATTGCCTACCGTTGTCAGCGCGGCCATGAAAGGCAATAAGCGACGGGAGGGGTTGCCGCCCTCCAACGCTTTCAAGCCCGGCAGTAAGGCATGGAATAGAGGCAAAAAGGGAATTCACCTTTCGCCCGGTTCCGAGTTCAAGAAGGGCTGCGAATCGAATCGCAAGGTTCCGGTAGGCACGGTTCGGATTCGCCCAGACAAACAAGGCGCGATGCGAGCCTACGTCAAGACGGCTGAACCGCGAACGTGGAAGGCTCGTTCTGTGTTTGTCTGGGAATCTCATTTCGGACCTGTGCCTAGGGGATGTGTCATTCATCACGGCGATTTTGATTCGTTGAACGACGACCGTGATAACCTTCAATGCCTCACGCGATCTGCTCACTTGAAAATTCATCAGGCAGCAAAACACCTTGCTTCAGCGGCTTCTCCTCGGTGAACAACGGGAATCTTTCCAGTTCCCGCTTGCACCTTTCGACCGCAATATCGAAATACTTTTTCTCTCTCTCAATTCCAATCGCCCGGCGTCCGGTCCTGATGCACGCGACAATCGTAGTGCCGCTGCCCATGAAGGGGTCGAGGATGGTGCCCCGCGTCCAATCGACAAAGACGCGCATAAGCTGCACCGGCTTTTCGGTTGGGTGGAACTCGTTGTTAGTCCGAGGCGCGCGGATGACATCGGTCGGGCGACCTTTCGGAAAGTCATGCTCCGGCCCCGGATAGAACAACGCAACCTCGGTCTGGCGCGCGTGCTCGTGTTCTAAATCGCCCATTGACCAGTTATTTTTTACCCATGTGACCAATGATTTAGGCTTTGGAACGGCAACAATGTTGTCCCACCTGCAGAACACATAGGCCGAGTGCCTCGGCTGCAGGGCGCACGTCCAAAGCAGCGCCTCGTCGGTGTCATCATTGGCAATCTTGCTGTGCGCCACCTTCCGGTAATTTGACTGAAACGACATCCCATAAGGCGGGTCAGTCACCACCGCATCGACCGGCCCCAGCGTCGGCAGTACGTCGAGACAATCAGCGCAGTACAAGCGAATCGCGCCGTCGTTTGTTTCCCAAGTGGGTTTCATGGTATCGGTTCCAAGGGCAGGCAGGCATGGCGGGCGTCGCGCAGGAGGGTGGCGAGGGTCACGGCAGCAAGCTCCCCTGGGTGGGTTGCTTCGGCTCCAAGAGCGGGTGTCGGTTCAACTCGGCCTCGATTCGCTTGACGGCGATATCGAAGTACTCCTCGCTGATTTCGATTCCGATGAATTTCCGACCAGTTCGGACGCAGGCAACTCCGCTGGTTCCCGATCCCATGAACGGATCACAAACGATAGGCCCACAAACCGTCAATAATTCTTCAATCAAGTCGGCGGGCTTCTCTGCTGGATGCTGCCGTTCATCTGTTGGCACCATGGGATAAGTTAGCACGTCCGCCCGTCCAATCCCGTCAGAGAAGATGGGTGTCTTGGCTGCCCACGCATGTAGGATCAATTCGTGAGACTTGCGAAACTCGCGACCCATGCCGATTCCAAGTTTTGCCCAAACGAGCAGAGCAGTTGCTAGTTTTCCATAGACAGCGCGAAACAGAACCGGATATGAAACCCCATCGCAAAACACAAAAGTCCTTCCGGCGTCTCCGATAACCCGTCGCCATTCGTTGAACAGACCCCGGAAAGCCGATTCGATCAAACTGAGGTCGCCAAGGTTCGACGTGTTGCTTCTGCCAGAGGCAACAATCGTCGGAATGGCATACGGAGGATCGGTTATCACGGCATGAACGCTCTCTGCCTCTAACGTCGGCAAGACTTGTAAACAGTCCGCACATGCCAACCTGATATTTCCATCGGGAGAAACCCAGTCCCATTTGTAGCTGTCGAGATTCATGGCCTACCGCGCCTCGCAAAACATTCCGGCAATCTTGCCCCAATACGCCAGCAGCAAGGCATCGGCTTTTCCGTTGTGCGGCGTGCGGCAACGATCGGTTGCGCGCAGGTCAACGGTCGGGAACAATCGGCCGGCGGCGATTATCGACCGGGCCTTGGTGTCTACACCCTGGACATCCTTCAGAATTAGCGCCTGCCACGTGCGGGGGTGGCACGTCTGCAACGGCAACCCGATCCCGGCGACGAGCCCCAGCCACAATCCATATCCATACATAATTTGTCCGGTCGTAGCCACGCCTTGCTTTCGGCCATGGGGACCCTGCATGGCCTGCTGCTTTTCCAAAACAACGCAATCGGGCGAGCAATTGATAATGATCCGCCGCATAGCGGCTACGTTATAGTCGCGTTTTTGGCTTGCCCCCTTGCCTATACGGACGGTGGGCGTAGGCCAAAACTGAGGCGCATCGCCGTTGCTCAGCAGACAGAGAAAGCCGTCTTTGCCAGGATCAATTCCGAGAATTTTCATTTTGCGGCCCTCGCCTCTTTAGTTTTCCTCTCATCTCGATTCCAAATTGCTGGGTCACTTGGCGACGCTGCGACGGCACGGGGCCAAAGCCCACCGCTTCACAAGGCGACCTCGGGGGCCGACCTTCGCGCCGTCCATAAGCAAGACACGTTCCCGGCGCAACGAGCGCAGGGCATATGCCACTTGTCCGCGCGTGAGATTGAATTTGGTCAACCACCATTTCGCCTCCGGCTCGGTTTGCGGGCCGTGGGCGCGAAACAGATGCAGCAGAAGTTTTCGGGCGTTGGTCATTCTTTGCTTTCAAAATCCCCGCGCCGCAAGTTTTCCCCGGAGCACGCCTCAACTTTCGTTGCTTAGCGTAATCGCGCATGCGGCACGGGTCACCCGACTAAGTTGTCGGAGTGTTTTTCCCTTTGATTCTATTCCAACAAATTCCACAAAAATATCTAAACGCCTGCTCATCATCGTCGTTGCGCGGCGGTCTCTTTTGGATCGCTTTTTCCGCGAATCTAGTCAAGTCGGTGACGTGGAGCGATTGCAAGAAACGTCGGATGGATGGAATCCTGGAAGGCCCGAAAACAAAGCCATTCTTTTTCTGCATGAAAAGGTTGTACCAAAAGACTCCGACTTCGTGAATATCACAGTCCTCTTGCTTCCGTTCGCGCTTAAGAAGTCGGTCGAGAGCTTTCACCTGCAAAGTAAGCTCCAGCTTCTGCGCAATCTTGTCGGAAATGGTTTGCGGCAAAGAATCCAGAGATACGCCTGCTTTTCCCCGATTACAATCAAAGCAGGCTGTGACGAGATTGTCCATGTGATCCGAACCGCCGTCGCAACTCGGGATTACGTGATCGGGTTCAAGGATTACCTCGGGCGGTTTTCGCCAGCAGTACTGGCAGGTGAACTTGTCGCGCTTGAAGACTTCAAAACGAGTGCGTTTAGAAACGCCAGACATTTTACCCTCCTTGAAGCGACGAAGCCCGCTGCCTCTGCGGGTTGACCCCAGATTCCCATGTAGAGAACGGGCCGCAAAAGCAACGGGCTTCGGAATTTGAAGTTGGGTCGTCATGGGAAAACTCGCTGAGGTCAACGAAGTCATTTTAGCGCCCATCGCCGTTTCTGTCAAGCACCTCTGCAGGGATCTTTTGCGTCGCCAGCAACTGCAGGAAATCCAAACCGCCGTTTTTGCAGGTGTTTTTCATGGCGGCCGTGAAGTAGGCGGCTGGAGGCTTCTTCAGAGGCTGCTTCGGGTTCTTTGTGGACTCGATGGCGGACTCGAACCAGGCGCGCGGTATGCGCCCTGAGTGGACAAGGGCAACGGTTTTCATACCTAGGCTTTTGTCCTGGGCGGCCTTCATGGGGATGCCGGCGAATTTGTTGCGAGCCTCGCGCCGGACCTCCTCCCAATCAACATCCAAAAAACCGTCCCGTCCCGTCCCGTCAACGTCAACGGAATCCCCCGTCCCGTCTACGGGGAGATTACGTAGTAATCTCCGTTCTCCGTCTCCGTCTGGTAACGCTGATGTAACGACAGGATCGTTACCTACAGCGTTACTTTTTCCACGATGTTTTTCAACCCTTTTTGACGTAAGTGCCCTCTGCTTAGCGGTTTCGCCATTGTGTCGCTCGAAATTTGGAAAACTCATTTTTCCCTCTGACACCCCCAACCATCCTACGCGCTCCATCGCGGACGCGAATCCTGGAGCGCAAGTGCAACGATCAATGAACGATCTTGTAACGCTGACACCGTTACCTCCAGCGTTACCATCTCGTGTCTGTTGGTCGGCCCAAATCCATAGCCGGCACAATTTTCCGAACGCGGCATCTTGGTCGATTCCGAGGGCTTCCGCGATTCCGATGACCTCAGGTTTGTCGGGGGTGCAGTGGTCGATTTTTATCCAAGCCATGCGGCCTCCGTGCGCGCTCCGCGCTCCGCTCACCCCGATAGCGCAACGAAGACCCGTGGAAGGAGATCAGAGGCTAAAGGGGGAGCGGCGGCGGTTCAAGTGATTTGCTTCCTTCCACGGAATTTTGAATCAGCCCTCATCCTACCGCGCCGGGGCGAGGTCATCAAGAGCAGTCTGCGATTCGGTAGTGGTACAGTTTGACGGACAAAGCCGCCGAAACATTACTTGACGCCGCGATGCTTGATTCAAAGTTCAGGCATCGCAGGATGGAAATATCAGGTTGGCATGTGCGGACTGTTTACAAGCCGCGATGCTTGATTCAAAGTTCAGGCATCGCAGGGCGGTGGCAGCCTTGTCAATAGCAAATATGTAAAATCGCCCGCGATGCTTGATTCAAAGTTCAGGCATCGCAGGCGGGAACGATCTTAGCCCTCAAGTTGCTGACGTTCCGTGCCGCGATGCTTGATTCAAAGTTCAGGCATCGCAGGAATGAGAGCAGTTGGGCAACCGGGTCAATCGGCTCGCCGCGATGCTTGATTCAAAGTTCAGGCATCGCAGGGATTGCGCTTTGGGCGGCGGCGTCGAGCCTGGTGAAGCCGCGATGCTTGATTCAAAGTTCAGGCATCGCAGGGGCCGAGGCCGTAAGGCTTTATCCCTGCATCTTTTGGTACGGCGTTTTCGAGCGGTCCCCGGTCCCGTAAAGGGTTCGGCCTTGCCCGACTTGGTCTTGCGGTGACCAATTGATCACAACTCATTGCTGTTTCTCATCTTGCGTTTCTGCGAGCGGTCCCGGGGCCCCTTGCGCCGCCGCACTGCTCGCCACAAATTCTACTACAATCCCGGCGGCGTCGGCCTTCTCGGCAATCAGCCGCTTCAGTCGGTCCCAGGGGAACTTGCCGGCAAAACCCTTCTCCGCGTCGTCGTATTTGATCGCGGCGAACTTCCGCCGCCGGGCGAAATTCACCAGTTGCGCGGCCGCCTCGTGCGTGGCCGAGTCCATGCGGTCCTGCTGCTTTTTAACGGCCGCCTCGCGCCTGCTGGTGAAGCTCGCCACGGGCCGCTGCTCGGCCTTCTGGTCGTCGGCCCAACGGTTCAGCTTGCGGTAATACTCGCCGACCCAGCGACGGATGTGATCGGCGTTATGGATCCACATTCGCTGCTCCTTGGCGTCCAGGGCAATCAACAGCGCGTCCTTGTCCGTCCGCACGAAGAGCGTGCCCGTGCCCTCCTGCTTTGCCGCCCGCGGCACCCAGGCCACCAGCTTGGCGACGATCCGCCACGGCTGTTTGACGCCGCCGCCATCCTTGTCCGCCGCGCCGTTGCGGTGGTCGCCGGCATGGGCCCGCTGGCGATAAATGGCCAGCTCGCCCGCCGCGGCCGCGCCGGAGACGATCTGCCGGAAGGCGGCCAGTTGCCGATAGAACTCCTTGCCGCCCCGCAGGCGGAGCGTGAAACGGCGGTCGCCGATGCGGCAGGCAATCACCGGCCGCTGGCCTTCGCCCGCGGAGTTCTCCTCGTAGGCGGCGGACCAGCCCTGGCTGGGCACGATGAAGGGGGCCGGGTAGCGGTAGTTCGGCAGGCTCGCCCCGCAGGTCCAGAGCACTGCATAGCGCTTGGCGCGATACTTGGCGGCAACGGCGTGCTCCAGGCTCGCAACGGTCTGCGAGGGAAGCTGGGGGAATTTCTTGCGGGCCTCCGGATAGAGATAGATTTTCGGCATGGGCGGCAGCTTCGCGCCGCTTTCCGCCGCCGGGCCCCGGCGGACGTCGCGGGCGTACAGCTCCGTGAGCATCCAGTTCGTGGCCGCCGTGCATGCCGCCCAGCCGGCCGCCAGGGCCGCGCGGAACTCCGGCCAGGTCGCGTCCACGGGCCCCACGACGGGAAAGGTCACCGCCCGCAGGACGTATGCCTCGTTCCAGCACTTGGCGCAAAGACAGTTTTCGCCGCGGCGCTTCCAGCCCTTGGGTAGTTGGTTTTGGCGCTTGGGCGGCGTCTTGAAGAGAAACTCGGTTTTGCAGGCGGCGCAGAGCATTTAGGGTCCAGGTTTTTCTATTCAGGTGGTTTATCAAGATTAAAAATCCGCATCCAGGCCGCGATATGCTCTACGTGCAATCGATACTCCCTTTGTTGGTCCGGCGTGTAACCATGCTCCTCCGCACATCGCTCGATATTTTCGAGCCACCACGCAAGCGGTTTCGTGATGCAGCCAGACGTTACAATTCCACGCCCCGAGCAGCAGATAAAATATTTGGTGCCCTGAATGTAGATGAGCGTTTGTCCGGCCTCACCGTAGACCTGGGCCTTATCGCAGACCTTGGCCTTACCGCAGACCTTGGCCTTACCGCAGACCTTGGCCTCACCGTAGACCTTGGCCTCACCGCAGACCTTGGCCTCACCGCAGACCACAGCCTTACCGCAGACCTGGGCCTTACTGTAGACCACAGCCTTATCGCAGACCTGGGCCTCACCGTAGACCTTGGCCTCACCGCAGACCTTGGCCTCACCGCAGACCTTGGCCTCACCGCAGACCACAGCCTCACCGCAGACCTGGGCCTTATCGCAGACCTGGGCCTCACCGTAGACCACAGCCTTATCGCAGACCTGGGCCTCACCGTAGACCACAGCCTCACCGCAGACCTTGGCCTCACCGCAGACATTGGCCTTACCGCAGACCTTGGCCTCACCGCGGACCTGGGCCTTATCGCAGACCTTGGCCTCACCGTAGACCACAGCCTTATCGCAGACCTTGGCCTCACCGCAGACCTTGGTCTCACC